CGCTCGCGCGGCTTCATGAGCGGCATCCTGCAGGGCTCGTGGGGACTGGGCTATGCGCTGGCCGCCGTCGCCAACTGGGCGCTGTTCGCCGAGTTCGGCTGGCGCGGCCTGTTGTGGATCGGCATCCTGCCGGCGCTCGCGGTGGTCTGGGTCCGCTTCTTCGTCAAGGAGCCGGCGGTGTGGGCCGAGAACAAGCGCCAGCAGACCGAGCAGAAGAAGGAGGTGACGCTGCCGCTGTTCACCATCTTCAAGCGCAAGTACATCTTCAACACGCTGACCGGCGTGTTCTGGATGGCCTCGGCCTTCTGCGTCTACTACTCGATCTGGGCGCTGTTCCCGACCTACCTGTCGCGCGAGCTGCACTGGACGCCGGCCCAGGTCTTCGTGCCGGTGTTCGCCGCCAACCTGATCGTGTTCGGCGGCAGCGCTCTGTGGGGCTTCGTCGCCGACAAGTTCGGACGGCGGCCCGCCATCTACGTGCCGGCGATCATCGGTATCTTCGTGACGCCGCTCTACCTCTACACCACCGATCCGATCTGGGTGGTCGGCGGCTTCGTGCTTCAGGGCCTGTTCCTGGGCTCGATCTACGGCCAGAACCCGAGCTATCTCTGCGAGCGCTTCCCGACCGAGGTGCGGGCGACGGCCTCCGGCTTCGTCTATCACCAGGGCGCGATCTGGGGCGGCCTGATCGCCCCGATCCTGAGCTACTTCGCCAACGAGATGCACATGGGCTACGCCCTGCCGATGATGGTCAGCACCATGGGCTTCTCGGTGCTGGTCGTGATCTTCGTCCTGCTGGGACCGGAGACCAGGGGCAAGGAGATGACCTCCGAGCTCGAGGTCTTCCAGCCGGCGGAGTGATCAAGCGACACCTCCCATTCAAATGGGGAGGTGTCAGCGTCCTACGCTGACGGAGGGGTCAGGGCCGCAATTGCGCTGCGGCTCATGACCCCTCCGTCGCGGATTACCGCGCCACCTCCCCATCTGAATGGGGAGGTGTTGTAGACAACGCCGCTGCCTTGCCGCATCCAGACGGCCATGCAGCCCCGACCTGGAACCACCGAAACCCTCGCCCGCTTCGTCGTCGACACGCAGTGGGAGGAGATCCCCGCCGAGACACGCCATGAGGCCAAGCGGGCGCTGCTGAACTTCTTCGCCGTGGCGCTCGCGGGCTGCCGCACCGAGCCGGTGGCGATGGCGCTGAAGGTGATGGCGCAGTTCTCCGGCGGCCGCGAAGCGACCGTGGTCGGCCGGCGCGAGCGGATCGATGCCCTCAGCGCCGCGTTCCTGAATGCCGCCGGCGCCAATGTCTTCGACTATTGCGACACCCATCTGCCGACGGTCGTGCACCCGACCTCGCCGCTCGCCCCGGCGGTGCTGGCGATGGCCGAGCTGCAGCGCGTCACCGGGCCGGAGTTCCTGACCGCCTTCGTGCTGGGCTTCGAGATGGAATGCCGGATCGGCGCCGCCATCTCGCCCGGCCACTACCCGAAGGGCTGGCACATCACCTCGACCTGCGGCGTGTTCGCCGCCGCCGCGGCGGCCGGCAAGCTGCTCGGGCTCGGCGTGCAGCCGATGGTGTGGGCGCTGGGCACTGCGGCGACGCAGTCGGCCGGCCTGTGTGAGTGCCTGGGCTGGCCGGCCAAGAGCGTCTCGGTCGGCAACGCCGCGCGCAACGGCCTGTGGTCGGCGCTGCTGGCGGCGCAGGGCTTCGCCGGCCCACCCGAGCCGCTCGCCGGCGCGCAGGGTTTCTTCGCGGTGATGGACGAGCCGGTCGACTGGTCCGGCCTGCTCGATGGATTGGGCACGGACTGGCAGGTCGCCAACAACTCGATCAAGCCGTACCCGTCGGGCTTCGTCATCCATCCGCTGCTCGACCTCGCGCTCGACTGGCGGCGCGCCAACCCTGACGCCGTCGTCGAGAAGGTGGGGGCGCGCGGCAACCCGTTGCTGCTGCAACGCACCGACCGCCCGGACGTGAAGACCGGCCGCGAATCCCAGGTCAGCCTGCAGCACGCCGTCGCCGCGGCGCTGGTGCGCGGCCAGGCGGGGCTCGCCGAGTTCACAGACGCTTGCGTCGCCGATCCCGCCGTCGCCGCGATGCGCCGCAAGGTCGAGGTCGCGGCCAAGGGCGGCCTCTCGACCATCGCCGCCGAGATGGACATCGTCACCGCCGACGGCCGCACGCACGCCGTCGCGACTGACGCCGCGCGCGGCAGCGTGGCCAATCCGCTGAAGGACGCCGAGATCGAGGACAAGCTGCGCACCGAGGCCGACGGCTGGCAGAAGGGCCATGACATCCAGCCGCTGATCGACGCGGTGTGGGCCGTCGACCGGAGCGAGGACGTGTCGGCGCTTGCGAGGTTGGCGGTGCCGGGGTGAGGGCCCGTCTACGCCTCGTCATAGAGATAGAGCGTGACGGCATACGGCAGGGCGTGTGCCCAAGCGACCGCCGCCTCTACCGAGCAGGCGTCGGGCGCGTCGAACGGCGCGTCCTGCTTGCCGGCGATGAAGCCGTTGACCAGGCCTTCGACGCGATGGTCGTCGACCGGAGGCGGCGGGGCGGATTGTTCGACCAGCCACTCGGGGATTTCGAAGGTTGTGCTCATGCGCGTCACGAGGCGCGATCATGGAAGCGTTTAGTGCTGTGCCAACAGCTCGTCTCGCAGTGGGCCCGGGTTCATCAGCGGCGTGAGTTTGTGCCAGGGGATGACGACGGGAAAGAACGGGCTATGAGCATCGGTGACGCACCCGCTCTCCCAGGCTCCCACAGCGAAGGCATTGTGCACCGCGAGGCCGGCCTCCGTTAGATAGAGCGAAAACAGGCTCGCATTGTCGATGTACGCCAGCACGATACTGCGGCAACTGTCGTTCATCGTCTTTTGCCAAGGTACGGTCGCCTGTACGATCCGGCCTTGCTCACGCCACAAGGCTCGAAAGGCCTCAAGCTTTTGGTCGTCGCAGATCGTCATCAGAGGTCCGAAGGTGAAGAATGGACGCCGGCGCTCCTCATGGCACGAATTTATGGTGAAGATCGTTCCGTGCGCGACATCGACCGTGGCGCCGCGCACGAGGACATACGCACCGTTGCCGTCGTGCGCTTCATCGCCGATCGCCACCAGACTCAACGTGCTTGACGACAGATAGGTCGCTTTCACGAGACTAAAGTGAACGACGAAGCTTAGACCGGTGTCGAGTTCACCGAAGCGAGTATTCGTGACACGGCGGTTGGCCTGATAGGCCGTCTTGAGGATGCGACCATGCATCGCCTCCAGCGCAGCATTCGCTCGCGCGACGCTTGCGCCGTTGGTCAGAGCAACCAATCGAGGATAGGCGATATCTGTCTTGCGGTCGGTTTCCAGCATCCATTGGCCGGCTCCCAGATCTCGCGGCTTGTCTCGGACAGGCTGAGCCCAGGCACGATAGAAGGTGGCATCCTTCCCGTCAGGCAAGTGGTTGCCGAAGCTGACTCCAGGGTCGGACAACGGAGTGAAGATCGACTGTGCTGGGCTCGACGCGCTCCACAATATGACAAGAAAACAGAAGACGAGGGCGCGGAGCGTGACGGCCAGTAGCATGGATAGCAGTTTGGAGAGCATTGATGGCGTCAATATGTCCAGAGGAGCAACCTATACGTGTATTCGGCCATTACCTGTAGGAATCGAACCGCGTGGCATCGCCATCGAATACCTTGCCCAGATAGGCTTGTACCTCGCCCCATCTCGGAATGGACGCCGCAGTTCTTTCTCCTTTGACGAAGGAATTGATGATTGTCGGGCCATGTTTGTATGACGCGACCGCCACCGGCCAAGAATGCCCGGTCGTATCGTAAAGGTGCCGAAGGTACTCGGCTTCCATCCTGATTGCCGGCGCAGCTTCGAGGCGCATATTGCCCAAGCGCCTGCGTACGGCCATTTCCAATTCACCCCATTGGGGCCCGTTATCCGGATCGCGTTTGGCTGCCTCCAGTCGGTTCGGTAATACCGGCGATCCCCTGACCTGGGTATTTTTCCTTCACTCCCGCCTGCTCGTTGAAACCGCTTTCTTTCCACATGATGCGGGCGAGGAGTTCGGGCGGTACCTTGAATGCGCTCGCTTCGCGGTTGATTGCGTCGAGAGTTGCCTGAGGCAGCCGTGCCTGCCAATTCTCAGGAAAGGATTCCTCGGACGGATAGTCGCTGGCGGGTTTGCCGGCCAAGCGGCCGATCTCCTTCCTATTCGTGGCGGCTTGCTCCTGCCGAGACCGTGGGGTGGTTTGCGGAGCCACAGGCTTTGCCGGAACAGGGGCAGTAGGTTTGGAGCCCGGCTGCGAAGAGCCTGGCGGTCGCGTCGCGGGACGTGAGGACGGTTTCGGCGACGCCTGAGCGAGTTCCGCATCCCCGTGCAGCTCATCGTTGCTCGGCGAGGCCGCCGCTTCCGGTAGGTCGGCTGCGGGCACGAGATTCGGATTTGCGGCTTGAGAGGGTGATTCTCCATCTGTCCAAACGCGGTCGCTGTCCGGCGGATTCGTACTACTTGCGGGCGCCGCCCCTGACTGCACATTTGTAGTTTCGGCGTCAGACGATGCTGGCGTGCCTCGCATCGCCTCGATCATGCGCTCTTGCCTGAGCCGCCCCTCTGCGTCGTCCGCCGGCAGTGCCGGCCCGACGTTGGGATAGAGTGCCGTGCCGGCGGCATACGAGTCTTGGGCGAATGCCTCGGCCTGGTGGTTCACGATCGCCTCGGCCATCGTGCGCTCGGGCCCGCGCAAACCTCGCAGCACGCGCTGCTGCGCGCCGACACCGGCCTGGGCGAAGAGGCGCAGGACGGATTCCTGCGACGCCAGCCGGCGTGTGTCGTTGGCTTTGTCGGGCTCGCTGGCGGCGTCGTACGCCTGTGCCAAGGCATTGAAGGTGCCGATCCGGTACTGCGCCGGCTGGGTGGCGATCACCTTCGTCGCCGCAGCGAGCTGGTCGTCGAGGCCTTTCACCGTGGCGACGCGGTGGCTCTCGGCGGCCGACTCGCGGGCGCCGATCTTGGCCTGCAGGATTAGGCGCTGCAGGTCGGTCAGCCGGTCGTCGCCCGCGACACGGTCGCTAAGCGGCGGGCCGTCCTTGTCGGCTTCGCGGGCGAGCCAGGCGTCGGTCGCGGTGTTGTCTCGGGTGGCGCCGATCGGCACCTCGAGCGCGCAGCGGTCGGCCGGGGTCAGGGCGTCGCTCACGCGGTCGTACAAGGTCAGCGCCTGAGGGCCCTTGGCGTTGGCGAGGCGCTGCTCGATCGCCGTGCGCAGGATCTGCGAGCGGGCGGCGTTCAGGACCTGGGCCTCGTCGTCGGAGCTGGGCGCCACGCCGTCGAGCCGCGCCCGCTCCTGGGCGGCGCTGGCATGGGCCTCGGCGAGGCCGGCGATCTTGTCGTCGTTGTCGTGCTCGAGCGCGGCCGCGCGCTGGATCAGGCCCTGGCGCTCGGCGATGATCTGGCGCTGCATCACCTGCTGCTGAGCGTCGAGATGGCGGCCGATGCCGTCCATCGCGTCGGAGAGGTGGGCGTCGAGGCGCGGGCCGAGCGCGGCGCGTTCGCCGTCATCGCGCACGCGATCGAGGGTGGCGCCGCGCAGGTCCTGCAGGCGCTGGGCGATCGCCGGCGCGCCGTTGACCGCGTCGCGGCCCTGCTGGCGATAGTAGGCATCGGGTGCGTCGAACAGCGCGTCCTGCTTGCCGGCGATGAAGCCGTTGACCAGGCCTTCGACGCGATGGTCGTCGACCGGAGGAAGGGGCGGCGGGGCGGAGGAAGGCTCGGGAAGGAGCCAGTCGGGGATTTCGAAGGGGACAGCCATGCGCCTGTCTTACGCGCAGTCGCACCCCGACACCTATTACGGGCAATGGCTTTTGCTATTCCCGCGCAATGCGCACCGCAAAAGGGCGGTCCATTGCCCATCGGGCGTGTCGACAGCGCGCGTTATCCCCCGAGTGCTGTGGATAAGGCGCGCGGCGCGAGGGCAACTTGGGCAATGGACCGGGGGGCGGCCTCCGATTCTCCGAGGCGATACGCGCGGCCATTGCCCGTAATAGGTCTGTGTATGGCGCGCGCGTAAGGTGCCGCGGCCATGACCACAATCGCTCTCCCTCTCGATTTCCGGCGCACCGGTTTTCTCCGTTTGCGACCGTTTTTGCGCGACTTCGAATTAAACGGTGAAAACGGCCGCAAACCGCCCCTCCGTCGTCCCGAGCGAAGCCGAGGGACCTTTTTTCTGCGATCAGCCGGCTGGTCGTTGAAAAAAGGTCCCTCCACTCCGCTTCGCTCCGGTCGGGACGACGGAGGGGCCGCAGGTTCGCTTCGGTCGAGAAGGCGGAGCGGGGCCGGCGACCTACGCCTTCGCGCTGTCGAGCACGCGGAACCAGTTCTCGCCACAGACCTTGGGCAGGTCGGCGGGCGGGACGACCTTCTTCAGCGCGGCCAGGATCTCGCCGTAGCCGCCGGCGTCGCGCGGCACGCCGCTGCGGCCGCCGGCCATGTCCAGGCCGATGCCGACATGGTCGGCGCCGACCAGCTTGATCGCATGGTCGACGTGCGCCGCCCACTCGTCGGCGGTCGGGATCAGCGGCACCAGCTCGGGAATCTCCTTCCAGCCGCCGCGCGCACGCCAGGCGTTGCCGAACTCGCGGTCGAACATCTCGATGTACTCGCCGTGGTCGCCGGCCTGACGCGGCTGGCTCGGCTGGTAGCCCAGCATGTTGGGCAGCGCCTCGGCCGCCTTCTTCACCTCGGCCGGATGGTCGGCCATCCATTGCCGGAAGCGCTTGCTGACCACCGAGGCGCCGCCATGGATGCCGACCACGCCGCCCTTGCTGGCGAGCAGCTTCAGCATCTCGTCCGACATGCCGACGCCGGAGATGGCCTTCATGGTGATGTGGCTGCACACGACCGGCGCCTTGCTTGCCTCGATCATCTGCTTCTGCGCCCCCTCGGTGCCGTGGGTGATGTCGACCAGGATGCCGAGCCGGTTCATCTCGGCGACCAGGGCGTGGCCCTTGTCGTTGATGCCGTGATAGTGGTCGGGCTTCTGGCCGCCTTGTTGCATGGCGATCTCGCTATCGGCGAAGGCGTTGAAGCCGGTCTGGGTGGCGAACTGGATCGAGCGCAGGCCGAGCCGGTAGAAGGCGCCCAGCACGTCGAGGTCGCCCTCGTGGTCCCAGCCCGATTCGCTGCCGATGAACACCGCCATGCGGCCCGAGCCGATCACCTGCCGCGCCTGCTGGGTGGTGGTGACGATCGCCATCTTGTCCTTGTGCTGCTCGGCAGTGCGCAGCGCCGTTTCGATCAGGCGCAGGAACATCTTGGGCGTGTAGTTGTAGTTCCACGCGCCGTAGGTGCCGAGATTGTCGACGATGCAGTTGACGCCGGCCGCGCGCGCCCGGCCGTAGTCCCAGTTGCCGGGCTGCGGCTGCCAGAAGTCGGCCTTCTCCCAGTAGACGCGGTTGGTGATGTGGACGTGCCCGTCCATGAACAGCGGCGGCGTGCCGGTCGGCGTCGGCGTCTGCGCCCAGGACGAGCGGCCGAGGCTTGCGGCGACGCCCGCTGCACCGAACAGACGAATCGCGTCGCGACGCGTGACGGAATTCGATTTCATCATGCTGTCCTCATGGGCTCGGAGTATCCTGCGCCATGACCCGCTTCCTGCAAGCACTCGTGGCCTTGTTGTTCGCCACGCAACTCCTCGCCTCCCCGGCCAGCGCACAGAGCGAACGCTGGATGACGCTGCCGCCCACGCCGTCGCTGCCGACGCCTGCGTCGAGCGGCAAGGTCGACGTGAACGGCGCCTCGATCTGGTACGCGGAGTTCGGCAAAGGGTCGCCGGTCGTGCTGCTGCATGGCGGATTGGCCAACTCCAACTACTGGGGCAACCAGGTGCCGGCGCTGGCCGCGACGCACCAGGTGATCGTGATCGACAGCCGCGGCCACGGCCGCAGCACGCGCAGCGCGGCGCCCTACGGCTACGAGCTGATGGCGTCCGACGTGCTGGGCGTGATGGACAAGCTCGGCGTCAAGCAGGCGGCGATCGTCGGCTGGAGCGACGGGGCGATCATCGGCCTGTCGCTCGCCATGCATCACCCCGACCGCGTGGCGCGGCTGTTCGCCTTCGCCGCCAACTCCGATCCGTCGGGCGTGAAGGACGTCGACAAGAGCCCGGTGTTCCAGCAGTTCATCGCCCGCGGCGAAAAGGAGTACGAGGGGCTGTCGCCGACGCCCAAGGAGTACAAGAAGTTCGTCGAGGAGATCAGCGCGATGTGGGCCGGCCAGCCTCACTGGACCAAAGCCGATCTCGCGAAGATCACGGTGCCGACCTGGATCGTCGACGGCGACCATGACGAGGCGATCGAGCGCAGCAACACCGAGCTGATGGCTGGGGCGATCCCCAAGGCGGGCCTGCTGCTGCAGCCCGAGGTCAGCCACTTCTCCATGCTCCAGGACCCGGCGCAGTTCACCGCAGACGTCCAGCGATTCCTGGCTCGGTCATGGTAACCCTCCCCATTCATATGGGGAGGTGGCCGCGTCTTACGCGGACGGAGGGGTCAAAAGCCCCACCGCGCCTGTTGCCCATGACCCCTCCGCCCGCGATTACGCGCGCACCTCCCCATTTGAATGGGGAGGAATCCTGATGGTCGACTTCGACGCCGCCATCCTGCCCGCGGTCAAGCAACCCCTCGAGGTGCGTCGCACGCGCATCGCCAGGCTGGAGCGCGGCGACGTGCTGGTGCGCATCATGGCGTCGGGCCTGTGCCACACCGACCTCGAGGTGATCGAGGGATCGCTCGCCTATCCGATGCCGATCATCCTCGGCCACGAGGGCGCGGGCGTGGTCGAGGCGGTGGGCGAGGGCGTGACCGCGGTGGCGGCCGGCGACCATGTCGTCTGCTCGTGGAACCCGCATTGCGGCCATTGCTTCTATTGCGAGCGCGACCAGCCGATCCTGTGCGAGCCCTTCACCTTCAACCAGCCGCGCGGTTACCTGCTCGACGGAACCTCGCGGCTGACCTGCGAGGCGGGGAAGGGGCACTTCTCGACGGTGTCCAAGGTGCATCACTTCTCGGTCGTGTCGTCGCACGCGCAGTACGCGGTCGTGCCCGAGTCGGGCGCGATCGCGGTGCCCAAGGAAATTCCGTTCGATAGAGCCTGCCTGATCGGCTGCGGCGTGATGACGGGCGTCGGCGCGGCGGTGCGGCTGGCGCGGGTCGAGGCGGGCGCGTCGGTCGCGGTGATCGGCTGCGGCGCGGTCGGCTTGAACGCGCTGCAGGGCGCGCGGCTCGCCAATGCGGGCACGGTCATCGCCATCGACCGCGCCAAGGGCCGGCAGAACCTGGCGCGCTCGTTCGGCGCCGATCTCACCACGGGTGAGGCGGGTGACGACGTCGTGGCCTTCGTGAGGCCAGCGACATAGTTTTGTCTGACGTTGGTAAGACAGGGTTTTTCCGATTCTGCCTAGTTTTCAGATGCGTCTTTGTCGGATGTCTGTCTGTCTGAAGCGACAAAATACGGGGTTTTGCGCGAAACTTGCGCGCGATCAGCCCCAGGTTTTCTTCGCCGCCTCGGCCGCTGCAGCGAACGTCTCGGGTGACGGCCGAGGGTCGGGTTCTTGCTGATAGGCCGGGTCCCAAACCCCACCACCCGGCGCGGTGTCGACAACCTGCGTCCAATCCTCTTTCTCCGCACGAGCGGCTGCCTCGGCCTCTTCGACGGTATCGTAGCAGCCTTTGAAATCCTCCCAGCCGCCGCACGGGTAGTAATGGCTGCCCGCGAACATCAGGTAGCGTTTCATTTGCCAGTCTCCATCGCCCTGCCGGTGATCGTGTCCACCGCTTCGCGCAGGTCGTCCGGGCAATGATGGGCATACACCCGCTCCACCATCGCGAGCGAGTTTCCGAGGATCTTGGCGACCTTCCACAGAGGTATGCCTCGACGCACCATGTGCGTAGCCGCCGTGTGCCGCAAGACATGCGGACTGACGTCCTCGAGGCCGGCCGTATCGGCAGCCCGTTTGACGATGCCCAGCGGATCGCTCGCAGTGATCATGACCAAGTCGCCCGGCTTGGGCTTCTGCTCTTGAAACATCCGCTCCAGCACCGGCCGCAACGCGGTGGAGATGGGCACAGCGGCCCGTCGCTTCTTCGTTTTTCTACGGCCCGGCACGTCATAGCGGATAACGTTCGTTTCCATGTCGACGCGGTCCCAGGTCAGCTCGCAGATGGCCGTTTTGCGGGCCGCCGTCTCAATGGCCAGCCACAGGAACCGCTCGCACCGGGACAGCCGGTCGGGGCCGCCCCGGCGCCGCTCGGCCGCAGCCTCGAGCAATTCGCGGATCTCGCCGGACGTCAGCCAGCGGTCGCGCGGCTGGCCGCCTTCCGGCAGCACGATATGCGGCAACGCTGTCTCGGGTACCAGCTTGCGGGCCGGGTGGGCGCACCAGTTGAAGGCGGCGATCAGCGCGCCGAGCTCACGCCGCACCGTCTGCGGCAGCGACGGCTGACCGATCTCGCCAACTTGTCGCTTCTTCAGGTACGTCTGGACGGCGGCGTGTGACACATCAGACAGCGCGAGCGAGCCAAAATGCTTTTCCAGGTTCTGCCACGACCGCTGGGCGCGATCGCTGGCAACCTTGTCGGCCAGGTGGCCGGCGGCGTAGGCGTCCCATAGCGTGGCCACCGCGAACGACTTCTCGGGCTCGATCTTGGCGTTCTGCCGGGTCAGGAGCCACTGCGCGAAGTAGCGATGCGCCGCAGCGCTTTCCGCTGCACCCGTAGTCTCAGTTCGGCTTCGTCCGCGTTTTCCGAGGGGCGTCGGGTCGGTCCAGTGGATGTAGAGGTAGCCGTTGTTGTGGCGGACGAGATGGGGTTCGCTTTGGCGGGGCATTTCAACTTCTCCAGGTCCGCTTCGTCGATGAGCGGTGGCCTGCCGGGGTAGTAGGGGAGCTTGCCGGACAGCCGCAGGCGCTTGATGGTGCCGGCCGACCAGCCGGGGAACCTATCGGCGGCCTGTTGGTCCGTGAGCTTCGTCATCTTTCCTCAGCATCCCCAGGATGGCCAGGCCAGTCTCGAGCCGCACGGCCCGGTTGATGATCAGCCACGCCTCGCCGTTCTCTTCGGTCAGCGAAGTGCGCGGCAGGTCGGCGCTGGGCGTCGAGGCGATGAAGTTTGGCAACAGCTCTTCCGGCTCGATCCTCATAACCTTGGCGATCGCGCGCAGCTTGCCTTCGGTCGGAAGCGAGATGCCCTTGACGTAGCGATGGACGTCGTCGCGGCTGATGCCGGCGGCGCGGGCCATGTCCGAATTGTTCCACCCCCGATCGAGGATGTGTTCGTATATCTTGTTCTTGAAAATCTGCTTCGCAGCATTCTTGGGGATGGGGCCGGTGGGCTTCCCCGTATCACTTGCTCGGGCTCTTGTAGCCATGGGGTGTCTCCAAAGGGGCGGCGCACTCAATAGTCTCGCCGTATGCGTGTAACTTGTATGTCCCTCTCACGATACTGTCAATACGCGTATTGGACAAAATGTCCTTGACGACTGACAGACATCAGACGCATATTGTGCGCAATCAGCCCCAGATATGCGCGGAAGTAGATTGCAGACCTTGTTCAATACGCGGAAATTCTTGCAGTCGCACTTTAGCAATATGACGGCTGTGTACAATTTTCTAGTTGCGTACCGCGTAAGCGTAAAGCTCGAAGCCATCCAAAAGTGGTGGCAGCGTGAAAAAATACCCAGCGAGTGGTTCGCCCTGATTCTGGCCCTCATCGAATTGGACCAGGGGGAGCCCGTCAGACTGGCTCAATATCTGACATCAGGGGATTGAGCAGTGAAGGAATTACTCAGACGCGAGGCAGAGCTCGCATATTATTGGCGCGCGTGCATCAGCGCACGACTAGCCCTTCGGGCCAACCCATCGGCCGACACGAAGGAACAGCAGGACGATCTCGACGGGATCGCCTTCAGCACCCACTGGCCACGTTTGAAAGCCGCGACCGCGTTGGCAGTTTCAAGCCTTATTACGCCACTTCACCTCGACCTGTCCGTGTTCGATTTGTGGCCCCACGAGGCTGCGGACTTGGCGGCAGCCGGGAAGAAAGTAGCAGAATAAATGCGAATTATCGGTGTGGACCCCGGCTGCTACGGGGCGCTCGGATGCTTGGATGGCAGTCGATGGCACAGCGTCATCGACATGCCGATCAACAAAATCCGACGCGGAAAATCAGACAAAGCCGAGGTGAACGGCTACGCCTTGGCCGAGATTCTGCGCCAGTTATCCCCAGACGTCGTGGTGCTCGAGCAGGTCGGCGGCATGACGGGGCAATCGGCCAGCGCGGCGTTCAACTTCGGTCGCGCCGCCGGCGCCCCCGAGTACGTGGCCAAGGCGCTCGGGATCCGCGTCGATATGGTGGCGCCGATCACCTGGAAGAAGGCGTTGCAAGTGAACCCCGGCAAGGATGGCAGCAGGGCGATGGCTCAGCGCCTGTGGCCGGCGATGGCTCGCCACTTCGAGCGCAAGAAGGACGACGGGCGGGCGGAAGCGGCGCTCATCGCACATTGGTTTTGGCTGAAGAACGGAGGCAGTGATGACGGCGTGCGCGACCTGCGGAAAGACCGACCTGTCGAGAGGTTGCACGATTTGCGATCTGCAAGCGACTGCGACGACGGAATATTCGCTCGCTAACCCGCCGAAGTGCGTCGCCGTGTGCTACTGCACGGAGCGGTGCGTGGCGGCGGGCCGATGCGTTCGTGAAACCGAATGGGGAAAGCAGCGCGAAAGCTGGGGCCGGTCGTGCGTCGGGCAGCCCGGTGATCGGCAAACGCTCCCCGTCGACTCCCAGGCCCGCAAGGACACGCCCGTCTTCAGCGGCTTCCTGAAATACTTCCCGCTCGCGACGGCCGAGATCGCCCGCCTGTCGAAGGCCGGCAACGACAAGCACAACCCCGGCCAACCGCTCCACTGGAGCCGCGGCAAGAGCAACGACCATCTCGACTGCGTCGCGCGCCACCTGCTCGAGGCCGGCACGATCGACAGCGACGACGGCCACCGCCACAGCACCAAGCTCGCCTGGCGCGCGCTCGCCAACCTGCAGCTCGAACTGGAGGCTGCGGCGCGAAGCACGAATTGATTTTTCACGCTTGCGTTGTCTGATCGTCTGACATACATTCAGACGGTCAGACGAACCTGAGTACCTGAAGAACCTGAGAGACTGACGCCCCTCGATGCCAACCCTCTTCCCACATCAGATCACCGGAGCTTCGTTCCTTGCCTCGCGCAAGCACGCTCTGCTGGCGGATGAACAAAGAGTTGGAAAAACGGCCGCAGCCGTCACGGCCTGCGATTATGTCCTCGCGCGGAAAGTCCTCTGCATCACGAAGGCGTCAGCCCGTGCGCAGTGGGGCCGAGAGTTCCAGACCTGGGGCTTTCCGCGCGAGGTGCGCGTCATCTACAGCCGCAGCGACGAGCCAACCGGCGACGTGACCGTGCTCGGTTGGCCAACGATCATCGACAAGACGATGCTCGCCAAGCTGCAGCAACCCTGGGACGTCATCATCCTCGACGAGTGCCACGAAGCCAAGGGCGTCGGCACGCAACGCACGGCGGCGGTCTTCGGCCCCGAAGGACTCTATAAACATGCCCGCTTTGTCTGGTGTCTGTCGGGAACTCCCATCCCCAACGCCCCCAACGACCTCTACCCTATGTTGGCCGCACTTGAGCCCGAGCGGTTGGCCGGCATATCCGATCATGACGACTTCGTCCGCCGTTACTGCGTTGTCCGCCCCCGGCGCATCAACGGCGTTCTTCGCAACGTCATCAAGGGCGGAAAAAACCTCGAAGACCTGAACCCGCGCGTCGCCGGCTTCTGGTTGCGGCGCACGCAGCAGGACGTCGGCATCCGGCGCCCCATCTTCAGCACGCTCGCCATTCACGTCGATCGCCAGCCTGACGAACCCGAGGACATGGCAGCGGTCCTCGACGCCATTGAGACGGGCGAGACCCAGAGCGTCGAGATGCACATGGGGCCGCTGCGCCGGCTGACCGGCTTGGCCAAAGCCAAGGGCGTCTGCGAGGCGGTGCGCGAGAAATTCGACGAAGGGCTCGACAAGGTCGTGCTCATGGCCTGGCACACCGAAGTCATCGACGCGCTGTGGAAGGGCCTCAAGATGTACGGCTGCGTCGGCATCGACGGTCGCACGCCCGCGGCGCGCCGCGACGAGCAGGTGCGCCTGTTCCAGACGAGCGCGCTGCATCGCGTCTTCATCGGCAACATTCAGGCGGCAGGCGAGGCCATCGACCTCTCGGCCGCCGCAGAGCTTTGGTTCGTCGAGTGCTCGTTTACGCCCGCCCACATGGCGCAGGCGGCGATGCGCGTCACGAACCTCAACCAGAAACGGCAGGCGCTCGTCCGCGTCTGTGCGTTGGCCGGGTCTATCGACGAAGCAATCGCGTCGATCCTCACCCGGAAAGTCGAGACCATCAAAACCATCATGGAGCACTGATTTGATCACCGTCACCTTCAACAACGATGACCCCAACGTCGTCCGCAGCGACATGGCGGCGATGCTGGGCTTCACGTCCGTCGGCCCGGCGGCGCTCGCCGATGCCGAGCCCGGCCCTGTTGGTTCGAAGTCCGCCGTCGAGGGCGACAAGGCCGACACTGCCGAGAAGCCGCCCCGCAAGCCGCGCGGTAGCAACAAGGCCACCGTCACCGACGTCGTCGCCCAGAACGCCGCGACCGAGCCGCAGCAGGCCATCCAGACCGGCGGCGAGCGCAACCCGCCCGAAGAGCCCGTCAAGCCCGAAGTGCCCGTGCTCACGCAAGACGACGTCCGCGCCGCCGCCGGCCGCTACGTCGAGAAGTTCGGCATGGCCGCAGCGCAGGCCGACGTTGGCAAGCTGCTGATGGACATCGCGGGCGTGTCGAAGATGAGCGACCTGGTCGACAAGCCTCAGGACCAGCTCGCCGCGATCATCGCCAAGGTCGGCCAGTGCGTCGACAGCGGCACGCAGTACGTCACGCCGGCGTTGGTCTAGCCCTCACCGTCACAACCCGAAAGGACTCAAATGACCACAACCATCGTCATCACCACCGTCGACGGCGACAAGCGGTCGGCTTGGAGCCAGACCGTCGGCGACGAGGCGCAGAAGCACGTCCTGCGCACCTTCAATCCGAGCGGTGATGCCAAGGTCGACGCGACCAAGGTGCTCTGCGCGGCGCTCATCCAGCAGATGATCGACCTGCGCGACGCGCCCGAGGCCACCGGCGCACAGAAGCGAGCGGCGTCGATCGCCATCACGCAGTGCGAGGCGCTGCAGATGCAGGCCGTCAAAGCCAACTTCGTACAGGCGTAGGCCCATGACAAGCCCCAGCCTGCACGCGACTCGCGACCACGCCCTTTGGTCGGCATCGGCGACCGCAAGAAACTGGCAATGCCCTGGCGCATTGGCCCTCGGTCAAACCGTTCGACATCTGGACGTGGAGTCGGAAGCTGCAGGCTGGGGCACAGCGTGTCACGACCTTTCTGAGAAGTGCCTGCGCACCGGCCTCGACGCAGCCGATAGGATCGGGGAAACCATCAAGACGAAGAGCCACAGCTTCGACGTCGACGAAGAGATGGCCGAGTGTGCGCAGGTCTACATCGACTATGTGCGCGATCAGTCTGGCAAGGCCGCGATCGCCTCCATGCTGGATCGCTACGGCGACCTCTTGTTCCTTGAGACTCGTTTCTCTCTCGAAAAGCTCAACCCGCCCTTCGACGCGGGCGGCACCTGCGACGCCATCGTTTACAGCCCGGCCGAGAAGCTGCTCGAGGTCATCGACCTAAAGGGCGGCCGCGGCGTTCGCGTGGAGGTCACAGAGAACAAGCAGCTCCGCACCTACGCCCTCGGCGCCATGCTCGCCCACCCCGAACTGAAGGTCGATCGCGTCAAGTCGACCATCGTCCAGCCGCGCATGGAGCACAAGGACGGCCGCATCCGCTCGGAGACACTGCACGTCACAGAGTTGATGGAGTGGACGGCCGAACTGTGCGCCGCGATGGAGCGGTCGGCCGCCGCGATAGCGAAGCACACCGACATCAAGGGCGACTTGATGCGGGACGCTTGGGCCGAACGCTGGCTGGAGCAGGGCGCCCACTGCACCTTCTGCCCCGCGGCCGGCATCTGCCCGGCGCTGCAAGCCAAGGCGATGGCCACCGCTAACGCCTTCTTCAACGACAGCGGCGCAACCGTCATCCGAAACCAGCCCGAAGATCTCGACCCGGCCCGCATCGGGCAGGTGCTCGACGGCGCCGACGACCTGCAGAACTGGCTCAACGCCGTCCGCGCGCTCGGAACACGCCTGGCTCAGACAGGCACCGATATCCCCGGCCACTACCTCGCCGAGAAGCACGGCCACCGGAAATTCCGAGATCCCGACACAGCACCCGCCGCGCTCGAGCTGCTGGGCCTGTCGCACGCCGACATCTACGCCGCGCCGAAGCCCAAGACGCCCGCCCAGGTCGAGAAGGCGCTGGGTGCCAAGCGCCTGAAGAGCATCAAGGAGCATTTGGACGCCCTCGTCCACAAGCCCGTCACCGGAGTCACCCTCGTATCGTCAGCCAAGAGCAGCAAGCCGCCGGTGAAGGCTGCTGCCGAGAGGTTCTTCACATGAAGCCAATTCTATTCGGTCGCCGCGATCGCCGACGCCCGGCGCTGTCGCGACATCGCCTTGCGCCCCGCGAAGCGATTCATTTCGACGCCGTCAGCGACGACGAGGGCGCCGTTCTCACCCGTCATTGGGACGACAAACCCGACCGCGTCGAGCTCCGCAGGTCGGTCGACATGGACGACCGCCGTCGCCCAGCCGCCGAGTAGAGCTTTTCCAGAACCTGCCGAACCTGAGAGGTTAAATGTCAAACGCACGGTCACAGGACTTCCGCATCATGGGTATGCGGGCCGCCTTCCTCAACGTCTTCAAGCCACAGAAGATCGAGGACAACGGCGTCATCAAGCTGAAGTACAACGCCACGCTGCTGTGGCCCAAGGGCAACGACCTGATCGGCTTCATGGTCGACGGCAAGCAGTTCAACGTCATGGAAGAGGCCGCCCGTGTCGCCACCGAGCAGTGGGGCGACAAGGCCGGCGAGCTGATCAAGAGCGGCGTCATCAAGAGCCCGTTCCTCGACGGCGACGGCCCGCAAGGCGTGTCGAAGAAGACCGGCGAGCGCCACAAGGGCTTCGCAGGCCACCGCTTCATCCGCGCGTCGGCCAACGAGGACCGCAAGCCCGACCTGACGCTCAACGTGCTCGGCGCCGACAACAAGCTGGTGCGTGCGACGGATCCCAACAGCATCTACTCGGGCTGCCTGGTGAACGTCGTCGTCAACCTCTACGGCTGGGAGCACGCCAAGAACGGCAAGGGCCTGTCGTTCGGCCTGTCGGCTGTCCAGTTTGCCGGCGACGGTGAGCGTCTGGGCGGTAGTGGCGGCGCCAATGCCGACAGCTTCTTCGAGGGCGTGAAGGCCCCCGATGCGGCCGCGGCCAAGGCTGTCGCCGAGGGCGCCGGGGCGGGCGGTCTTTTCGCCTAGTCTGTCTGACGTCTGTCGTATCGAGTGGCGGCGGCCGACAGGTCGCCGTCGCTCCACCCTTCAATCACAGGAGAGACAATTGCGCGAAATCAACGACCACAAGGTCAACCCGGCCAATGACCGGCTGACGATCACCGTCACCGACGAGCCCGGCGCCGGCGGCGCCAATCACGTCTATCAGGTCGAAGGGCTCGACGACGGCTCGGTGCTCCTCTGTGAGTTCCAGAACGGTCCCATCAACGAAGCGGGCGTCAACGGAGTCACCCACGAGGTCATGCTGGCGATCGTCGCCGACCGGCTGCGTTCGTTTCAGTCCGGCCCGTTCTCCTGCAAGGCCAATGCCTGCGCCCTGACGCACATCGAAGAGGCGATGCACTGGCTGCAGCAGCGCACGCTGGAACGGATGCGCCGCGGCGTCGAGGGCACCAACCAGAAGTGACCAACACGGGGCGGCGCTTCGGCGTCGCCCCACCCTTCTCATCGGAGCTACCCCTTGCACGACTGTATGATCGACCTCGAAACATGGGGCACCCGGCCGGGCTCTGCCCTGCGCTCCATCGGCGCCGTTATGTTCGACCCCGCCGGCGGCGACATCGGCGCGGAGTTCTACGTCAACGTCGACCGCGAGTCCTGCCTCAAGGCAGGGCTGCACATCGACCCGTTGACGGTCGAGTGGTGGGCGAAGCAGTCCGCGGAGGCCCGCCAGGGCCTGCTCGTCGACCCCAAGCCCCTCAACGACGCCTTGCACGCCTTCAACGTCTGGTGGGAGGTAAACCGCGGCATCCGCATCTGGAGCCACGGCGCAAACTTCGACCAGCCCATCCTCGACGCGGCCTACCACGCCGGCGGCGCCGTGATCAGCCCGTGGAAGTTCTGGGACAGCCGCTGCACGCGGACGGTCTACGACATCGCGGGCATCGACGCTCGCAAGGCGCTCTTCCTCAAGGGCGGCGTGGCGCACAACGCGCTCGACGACGCTCGGGTGCAGGCCCGCGCGGTCCAGGCCGCTATGCGGCGCATCACCGTCGGCAGTTCCTGGGCGTCGCCGCCCGTCACCACCATCAGCAAGAACAGCGGAGTCTTCGAATGACACAAGACAGCGTGGGCATCGGTCACAACAGCAACACCGTCGTAATTGACGGTGACAAACTGGCGAAGCTCGCCAAAAAAACTAGCGCGGGCGGCATCAGCGCCGATCGCCTGAAGAGCTTCGTCGAGCGCATCGAACGGCTCGAGGAAGAGCAGAAGAGTCTCGCCGAGGACAAGCGCGACATCTACAGCGAGGCGAAGGGCGTCGGCTACGACGTCAAGACGATCCGCAAGGTCGTCGCACTGCGCAAGATGGATGCTGCCGATCGCGACGAGGCCAACGCGCTGCTCGACACGTACTGCCACGCGCTTGGAGTGTTCGGCTGATGCGCTGTTACATCGCTGGTCCGATGTCTGGGGTGAAGAATTTCAACTACCCCGCCTTCCACGCGACCGCAGCCAAGCTGCGCTCGCAGGGCCACGAGGTCTTCAACCCGGCCGAACGAGACATCGAACGTCACGGCGTCGACATCTCCAAGGGCAACGACACCGGCGACGTGGCCCAGGCCGCGCGTGACCACGGGTTCGATCGCCGCAAGGCGCTGGCCGAAGACCTGGCGTGGATCTGCGAGCACGCCGAGGCCATCGCCCTGTTGCCGGGCTGGGCCTACAGCAAGGGGGCGACCGCGGAATACGCAGTCGCCAAGGCGCTCGGCCTCGCCGTCATGCTGCTGCGGCCGTCGCTGGAGGACGTCACCTGATGTTCCTCCCCGACAACACCATCGGCTGGCTCAAGTACGCAACCGCCGCGCCTGCGGCACGTCGGGGCCGTAAGGCAGCCAGAACCGACACCTGGCACCGCGTCGGCGTGGTCTACCGCATCGCCGGCTCGCACACCTACGTCGTCGAGAAGAACCGCACGCGGTTCCGCATCGACCGTGGCGACGTGTTGGTTGTGGTGCGGCCGAGCGAATGATCGCTGCGCTCTTCGTCGAGACTGGCGGTTGCTACTACGGCCTGCCCGGCGTGGACCCCTGGGACGAGGCGCGCGACGCGCGTCTCTACCCCGGATCCCGCCCCGTCGTGTGCCACTCGCCTTGCCCGCGCTGGGGCGAGATGTGGTTTGGCCAGCCGCTGACGGTGAAGCGCACCGGCGTCCGCAAGAAGAAGGGCGACGATGGCGGTTGTTTCAAGGCTGCGCTGGCCGCTGTTCGCAAGTGGGGTGGAGTGTTGGAGCATCCGAAGGGGTCGCACGCCTGGAAGCATTTCGGGCTGAAAGAACCGCCCGTCGACGGTGGTTGGGTACAGGCCGACGATCACGGCGGTTGGACCTGCTGCGTCGAGCAGCGACCCTATGGCCATTACGCGCGCAAGCCGACGTGGCTGTACGCTTGCTGGGCCGCGCTGCCCGAACTGGCGTGGGGGCGAAGCGAGCCGCAGTACGACCCCAAGGTGGTCGAACGTATGGGCCTGAAGCGCGCGAAGCGGCTCGGCGAAGTGGGCGCCCGCGGCGGCGGTACAGACAGCAGCCCGCGCATCGCCACACCGGAGCGCTTCCGCAACGTCCTGATCGCCATAGCTATGTCCGCGGCGTCTGACGTCTGTCGCATTGGGGTGTTCGCGTGACCGTCCTCCACAGCCAATCCGACACCCGCGACGACCGCACCAAGTGCGGCGTCGAAGGCATCCAGATCGCACTCGGCGGGCGGCTTGCGCTGCTGTCGCCAGGCCGATGCGCCTTCAAGCTGGCGTTCGAAGGCGAGCAGGTGACGTGCGCGACGTGCGTCGCAGGCGTCCGCACGCTGCGCGGGGTGCGGACGATGGGCTGGAAGCGGTTGTTGGGGGACGTATGAGCGAGTCCGCTCGCGTGGATTTTGAGTCCAGATGTGATCTACGCCTCGGCCTGAAGCATCGCGACAACAAGGGCCTCGGCCGTTACTTCGAAAGCCCGCACTGGAAGGCACTCATCATGTGCCACCAGATGCCGGGCGCCGAGACCATCAGCGACTGGACCTACCGCGACGTCGATTGCCCGGCCGACCTCGCCCACCACATCCGCACCGGCGGGATGATACGTGCGCATAACGCGCAGTTCGAACGCAACTGCTTCGACAACCAGCACTCCCGCTTCGGCTGGCCGCGGCCGCGCGTCGACCAATACGTCTGTACGGCGGTTGAGGCCGCTGCCATGTCGCTCCCGCGCTCGCTCGACGACGTCGGCACGGTGCTCAACCTGGCTGTCCAGAAGGACAAGCGCGGCAAGGAACTGATCGACTTCTTCAGCGTCCCCATCCGGCGTCTCAAGCGCCACGCGCACCTGCCGCCCGGCCCGATCTTCAACGAGCCCGAAGACCATCCAGAGCAGTTCGACGCTTTCCGCACGTACTGCCGGCGCGACGTAGAGACCGAGGCTGCCGTCGCCGCGCGCCTGTTTCCCCTCATGGCCGCCGATCAGGAGATGTACACCCTCGACCAGGTCATCAACTCGCGCGGCCTGCAGATCGACCTGGAGAGCGTTCACGCCGCGCTGCGCCTGGCCGCCAAGGCACGCGAACGGCTCGAGGCCGAATTGCTCGACCTAACCCTCGGTCAGGTCACAGGCATCAACAAGTCGGCCGAGATTTGCGCGTACCTGAAGAAGCGCGGCGTCGAGACCGACTCTGTGGCCAAGGACGTCGTTGCCGACCTGTTGGAGCTCGAGGACATCCCCGACGATGCGCGCCGCGTGTTGGAGATCCGGCAGCAGGGCGCGAAGTCCTCGACGGCCAAGCTCGAGGCCCTGGTCGAGAGAGCCTCTGCCGATGGCAGAGTTCGCAACGCCTTCATGATGAACGCCGCCGGCCCTGGGCGCTGGACGTCGACCGGCGCCCAGCTTCACAACCTGCCGCGGCCGCGCAAGGTATTCGCCGACGCGCATCTCGACCTCGACGTCCTGTTCGGCGCCATCCGCCACGGCGACCCGGCTTACGTCGAGTTCCTGTACGGCCCGCAGCTCGGCCAGCCCCTGCCGCTGCTCGCCGACAGTCTCAAGAGCTTCATCTGCGCCGCGCCTGGCCACGACCTGATGGAGGTCGATTACAGCGGCATCCAGAACGCCAACGGCGCCTGGCTGGCCGACGAGACGTGGAAGCTAGAGGCGATGAAGGAAATCATCGCCAACCCCAAGCTGCCCGATATGTACTGCCGCGTCGCCGAGGGCATCTACGGCGAGCCGATCGCCAAGGGCGACGGCCGGCGCCAGGTCGGCAAGGTCTCGGATCTGTCGATGCAGTTCGAAGGCGGCGTGTCGGCGCTGTATATGATGGCCCGCGTCTACGGCCTGAAGCTGCATCCCGTCTTCCCGCCAGTCTGGGCCGCCGCCAGTGAAGAACGCCGCGAGAAGGCGTGCAAACGCTACGAGCGGTGTCTGAAGCGGCGCGAGGCCAAGGCCGACGTGCTGACGCGCGAGGGCTGGATCGCCGGCGAGCTCATCAAGATCGGCTTTCGCGCCGGCCATCCCGCCATCGCTGGCTCCTGGAAGCTGCTGGCCAACGCCATGCGCGAGGCGGTAGCGAACCCCGGCAAGCAGGTCAGCGTCCTCAAGGTGGCGTATCTCGTCGCCCATGACTTCCTGTTCTGTCGGTTGCCATCCGGCCGCGCCATCGCCTACCCGGCGCCACGGCTGCGCCAGATGGTGTGGTTCAAGGATCACCTGACCGGCGACAGCGACTGCATCCCGGCCGAGCAGGGCTACGCTCGCGAGAAGGCTGGCGAGGGGAAGGTGACGGATAACGCGCCGGCGTCGGTGACGGCGCTTGGCGTCGACAACAACACGCGGGAGTTCCTGCGCTACGGCCTGTATGGCGGCCTTGCCTTCCAGAACGTCGTCATGGGCATCGAGGTCGACATCCTGCGCCACGGACTCAAGGCGGCCGAGCGCGAGGGCTATCCGGCCGTCGGGCACATTCACGACGCGGGGCTCTTTGAACCCCCAGAGGGGTTCGGAAGCGTCGACGAGCTGCGCGAGACCATGTGCCGGCTGCCTGGGTGGGCTGCGGGCCTGCCGCTGACTGGCGCGGGTTATCGCTCAAAACGTCTGAAAAAGGATTGACGACATACATACATACGACATACAATTCGACACCCTCAAGGAGAGCAGCCCTGCCTCGCAAAGTCATCCGTCAACACTCCAACCAACGTGGGTTGAGTTCGCCGCCTCCGACAACGATGCGAATCGCGCTCCCGTTGCTTCGTCGTGTCGACGCCATGGCGGACAGAGCGAAATACCGCACGAGTCGTTCGTGGCTGATCGCCAAGTACATTGAGGATGGCCTGGCGCGCGACGGCGACAAGGTGGTTGAGCCGACGGGGGTGTTCGAATGAAGACCCGTGCGGATCGTCAGCTCGAGACACACCGAATGGCGAAGTGCGCTTGCGGCAATGTCGCTGGGTTGGGGGAGACGAAGTGCGGCCGCTGTCGCGTGGCCGACGATGTCGACGCCCAGCTCATAGAAGAGGCGCGCAACCGGGCCTTGTACGCGGGTGCAGAGACGCCGTCCGATTTCGCGCTGGAGGAATTGTTGACGCGACTGGCCGACCGGCTGCAGGCGCTAACATGAGACCCCGTCGCCACCCCTGCGACGAATCGACGGCCGAATGGCTCGTCATCGCCTTCGTCGTGCTCGTCGTCCTGCCCGTCATCTTCACCGGCCTGTCGTTCATCTAGGAGCCCTCAATGATCAACCGCGCTGAACTGGAAGAGGCGTGCGAGTTCTTTCGCAGGCGTCTCAATGAAAATAAGCCCCATCATCACCACGCCGCTGTTCTGGTGGACGCCGCGGAAGCCCACCTAGCCACGCTCCCGAAGACCAAGATGGTCGAGGTGTGGCACCTCGAATATGCGCGGCTTCAGAGCGAGGGCTATTGGGCGGCGCTGGTGGAGGGCGGTTTCACCACCGCGCAAAGCGCAAAGCGCGAGGCCGAGCGGATGGGCCACGACAGCAAGAATGCTTGTCTCTGCGTCACCGGCCCCCACCAGCAAGAGGTGCCCGCATGAGCACGCCACACCTGCACGCCTTCACGGCCACCGTCACCTTCAATGACGGCGGCGAACCGCGCGAAATCCCGTACGACGCCCTGTGCGGGCTCAACGGCGGATTCTATTTCCAGGCTCTGGGCTCGCCATCGACGTGGCTGCCGGCCGACCGCATCGCCGAGATCGAGATGACGGACAATCCGCACTATGTGGCGGGTGGTATGGTGGCGCAATGAATCCCTTCGCTTGGTTCGCCATAGCCCTCTTAGCTGGCGGTTTCACTTGGTTTTGCGCTTCAGAGGACACCCGCACCCGTCAGTACGTCGCCGACTGCGACCAGCAGGGTGGCCGCGTGGTCCGTATGTACCTGCAGCAACACATGCGCTGGATGCAGTGCGTTCACGGCCTCGAAGTCGTGACACTGCCGCAAGACCGATGACCCTCGACGAACTCCGCGCCGACCGGCCCAACCTCGGCTTCGCCGTCTACGCCTACGAGCCTGGCAAGCCCGTGACGCTGGAGATCCACGACGCCGACGGCCAGACCTACAGCGTCACGACACCGACGCTCGAGGCGGCGATCGGCGTTGCGTTTCCGTCTGTTGTTTCAAGGGTGCCGTCCGGCGACGAGTCGCACTCGTCGTCGCTGCGGCCGCGGCGCTACTCGCCTTCAGTGGCTGAGGAAGCGGACGGCCCCGTTGAAACAACAGGCGATGTGTTTTCGTAGGAGACAACGATGGCCGTTAATATTCCCCTGGGCGACACCCGCTTGTCTGTGCAGGTCGACGACGACACCGTGTGGCTTATCTTCCACACCGACGCAGGCAAGTCCGTCATGCTCAACATGGCCAGCATCGCCGACAAGGCGGCGGCAGAGGGCTTCATTAAGGCTGCCCTTAACCAATGGTTCAACGAGCGCGTCGATCAAGCCAAGGCACTTCGCCAAGGTGCCTAACGTGCCTGACCAACAGCCGCCGCCCCACCAATGCCAATACTGCGGGCGGGACATGGCGCGCGAGAGCCACAAGCTCGACTGCCGGATCGTGCGCGACATCGACGGCATTGAAGGCTACCTAGACATCCCGGCGTTCCTGGATGTGCGGCGTGGTAAGCAGAGCGACGTGTTTGACTAGGGAGACGATGATGCCGTTCACCAACGACGAGATCAGAAATATCGCTCGCGTAACGCTCGACCACTATGAGATGCGCCACTACCGCCGCCCGCCGCTGTGGCGGCGATTCTTGCGTTGGTTCGGTCTCTAGTCACGCCAGCCCTGTCTGACGTCAGACAAATCCGTTAAACTAGACGCTCCCGCGCACCCTCGAGGCGAGCCGTTTGACCCTTCTGTTAGGTGACTGTCGCGACGTCCTGCCGACGCTGGAACTCGCCGACGCCGCAATCACAGACCCGCCATACGGCGACACGAGCCTGGAGTGGGATCGCCGTGTAGATGGTTGGGTGGCGGTGTTGGCGCGGGCGCTCAAGCCGGCGGCCAGTGTGTGGGTGTTCGGCAGCTTGCGCTTCCTCGTGCCGGTCTTTGCCGAGTTGGAAGCGGCCGGCTTTCGCTACAGCCAGGACATCGTTTGGCATAAGCAAAACGGCACTGGCTTCCACGCCGACCGCTTCCGGCGTGTCCACGAGCACGCGGCGATGTTCTACCGGGGTGCGTGGTCCGACGTCTACCACGACACGCAGTACACAGCCGACGCGACGGCGCGGACAGTGCGTCGGAAGAAGCGGCCAGCGCATACCGGCCACATCGAAGCGTCGCACTACGTCAGCCACGACGGCGGCCCGCGCATGATGCGGAGCGTGTTGGACGTCCGTAACGAACACGGCCGAGCGGTTCACCCGACCCAAAAGCCTGTCGAACTGATAGAGCCTCTGGTGCGCTACAGCGTGCCGCCCGGCGGCTTGGTCGTAGACCCGTTCGCCGGCAGTGCTTCGACCTGCCTCGCAGCGATAAGCGCCGGCCGACGCTACGTCGGCATCGAGAAAAACGCCGACTATTTCGCAATGGCGCAACAGCGGATTGGAGTCTTCCTGTGACCGGCAATCCGTTCCGTTCGTTCTTCGATGCGGGCTATCAGCGCTTGATACCCGTGGTGCCACCCGGTGCGCCGCTGTCGCCAAACTCGTCGCTCGCAAAGCGCATGGAGCGCGACGCCACCAAGGATGCGCGCGGCAAGGCGCCTGGCGTGCTGGGTGGCGATGGTCTCTGGCGTGGCGTCGACTGGCTAAAGATCGTCGTAAGTGAGCAGCTGCTCGACGAGTGGAACAGCTGGCAAGCCGGCGTAGGCATCCGCACCGGCGCGGGTTTGGTGGCTGTCGACATCGACACGTTGGACCCACAGCTCGCCAAGATCGCCGACGACGCTGCGAGCGAACTGCTGGGGCCATCGCCGGCGCGCATCGGCCGCGCCCCGAAGACCCTGCGCGTCTACCGCTGCACCGAAGACCGGCCCTACCAGCGCGCAACCTTCGCCGGCGGCATCGTCGAGTTGCTGACAGAGGGCAAGCAATTCGTCGCGTCCGGCATCCACCCCAAGACCGGCAAGCCCTACGAGTGGCAGCCTTACGCCATGCCGTTCACGGCCCTGGTCGAAGTCACTGGCGTCCAGCTCGACGCCTTCTTCGCCCGCCTGACCGAGATCCTGCCCGCAACCGAGATCAGCACCGAAGCCACAGCAGCGCGCGCCGACGTCGACCAGGCGCAGCTTGCAGGCAATCCAGACACGGTGGACGAAGCCGTGGCCGCGCTCCCAAACAACTTCGAGGACCGCGACAGCTACATCCGCGTCGGCGCTGCCATCAAGGCCGCCATCCCTGACGACCCGGAACACGGCCTCGAACTCTTCCAGGATTGGGCCAGCAAGTGGCACGACTACGACGCCGACAACACAGCATCGGATTGGAAGCGGCTCAAGCCACCTTTCAGCGTCGGTGCGCAGTACCTCTACAGCCTCGCCAGCGAGCACGGCGACTTCAGCACCGCAGATGCATGGTTCACCGGCTCTAGCGCACCAGCGGGCTCCGCAGGTGTAGCAAAGACGATTTGGGATGAGGCACCGGCCGAGGCAGAGCCTGAGTTGCCGCCGCTCCAGTGGGCAAACACGCGCACCTGGCGCCAGACCGAAGCGCCCAAGCGGGAGTGGGAGGTAGACGGCTTCATCCCGCGCGGCGTCGTCACGCTGGTCTATGGTGAGGGTGGCGTCGGCAAGACGCTCGTGATGCACCAGTACGCCGCGTGCGCCGCCGCAGGCGTCAAATGGCTGGGCCAACCGACCCGGCCGGCGCGCGTCATGTGCGTGTTCTGCGAGGACGACGAAGACGAGCTCCACCGGCGCCATCAGGCGATCATCAAGGCGTGCGGCATCGAGGGCGATTCCGTCGACGACAACCTGCGCATCATCTCACGCGCCGGCGAAGACAACCTGATCGTTGGCTTCAGCCGCTCGGGCGCTGCGATGCAGAAGACCGCTTTTTGGCATCAGCTCAACCGCGAAGCCGATGCGTGGCAGCCCGACGTGCTGATCCTCGACACGATCGCCGACATCTATGGCGGGTCGGAGATAGACCGTATGCAGGTCAACCAGTTCGTGAAGGTCGGGCTTGGCGGCCTGGCGCCCAAGAACAGCAAGCGGTCGGTGATAGCCCTGGGCCATCCATCGGTGGCCGGTAGGTCTGAGGGGCGCAGCGGATCCACAGCCTGGTCCAACGCCTCGCGCCATAGAAACTACATGCGCCGGCCCAAGGGCAAGGAAAAGGGCAACGAGCGCGAGATAGAGGGGATGAAGACCAACCGCGGCGCGGTCGGCAACCTGTTGCAGGTCGAGTGGAAGGCCGGCGCGTTCTCGATCGTCGCCTCGTCTACCCAGATAGACCTAAACGCTTTTAAAGAGGCTGCGGTGGCCAGTGTGGCGCGGGAGCAGACGACAGAGGGTCGCGAGGAAGCCGCTGTGCTGGCGGCTGTGGCGGCCGCGCGCACGGCGTGCCTGCCGCTGGGCATGTCGGCCCGGTCGTACAACACGTATGCCCCGCGCGCCCTGCGCGTCGCGTTCCCTGAGATCATGCGCCTAGTGCGCGGCGATGACGCCATCGTTGAAGACGTGATGCGCCGACTACTGAGCAGCGGTCGTGTCAGGGCGGCAACCTGGCGGAACCCCGCGCGCAGGCACGACGTGTCGGGCTATGAGGTCGTTACGGCCGCATCGGCAGGGACCGACATATTCAATTGAGCGACATACAAACGCCAAGAGACGCCCCGCCACAGTGCGGGGCTTTTCATTTGTATGCGGCGCGCGGCAGTCGTGCGCGGCACTGCGCGGCACTTCGGTTTTTGAGTGCGCGGCACTGCGCGGCAGTTGCTCTAGAATGCAAGCGGGCGTGCATTTCAGCCAAATGCGCGGCAGTCAAAGCAACTGACTTGACATACACGCTTGCGCGGCACTGCGCGGCAGTGCGCGGCAGTTGGTTTAAAATGCAAGCGGGCGTGCGTTATATGCTGTTTTGGCCATAGTGCGCGGCAGTGCGCGGCAGTGCGCAAGGCTAGTGCGCGGCAGTCACCCCTTATAGGGGGACGCCAAGCCAACTGTTGTTGGTCAAACGATAGGCCACCGCACAAATGAAAAGCCCCGCACTGTGGCGGGGCCTAGGGTTTCATTTGTATGTCGTCATGGCGGCGGCCTGGCGCGGTTCGACCAATCGACCAATCGGCCAACGATGCGCTCGACAAGAGAGGGCAGGACGCTGAAGGCGACTATCAGCAGGGCGAGCAGGATTACGAGCTTGATCATGTGGGCTGCTCTGCGATCGCCAAGATATGAACCCAGTTGCGTCTGTGAAACTCGGCCTCAACATGCCGCGTCATGTGCGTCCCGTACACGTTGGCGCGTTCCGCCATAGACCTCGCCACTTCCGCGGGGCTGCGTTTCGCCATCACAGCCCAGGGTGATGTCGGATAGGCGTAAGCCGTTGCGCCTGTCTCTGTGTCGCCCACCATGAAACCGCCGGAACGGTCGAACCTGCCAAGCAAAGCCATGTCACACGCTCCTGATGATTTGATAGCCAGCGGACCTAAGTTGGTCCGTCCATGACTCGCCGCCATCGTCGCGGATCTTCACCGCGCCAATGGTCATGTTGTGGGCGGCCGCCGTCTCGTCGGGGCCGCTCCCGAGCTCCCAACGTTTCACCGTCGCCCACTCGCCTGCGGCGCTGCAGGTGCAGTGGCCGGGGCTAGGCTGGTGAAACTGTATGGTGGCGATGTGCTCGCCCCTGGCGTCCAGGACCGTATAGGCAGACGCGATCGTGTTGGTTGGCGGGGTGGCCGGTGTGAGGCGCTGTGCGGCGTTCATTGGCCGTCTACCTTCGTCGGGTAGCGCTGGCTGCCGTGAGCGAACACGAACACGTAGGAGCCGTTAGGCAGGCCGCCGACGATCAGTTCGTCGCCGTAGGGCAAGCCACTCCAGCCCAGCTTGTTGCAGAGCGCCACCGCGGCCCGCGCTGCGTTCTGCTCGAGGTGCAACGCGTGGTCAACGCCTAGCGTGATCGAACCCGACGCGCACGTCGCTTTGTAGCGGCTGCCGCGAATGTTCGTCGGTCCCAGAAACTTCACTTGGATGGCTTGCATTGTCTGTCTCCCGTTGTCTGACGTGTGACACTCTAGGCGTGTGAAATCGCTCAATCCTTGGCCATGCGGCAGAGCCGCAGTGCTACGATCAAGGCGAGTGCAAAGGCGATTAGGTAGGCTGTCAGCATTGTCTGTCTCCTGTCGGTTGACGCTCAATGAGGCTGTGACGCGAACGCCACAGCCCTGGGAGCGCCAGCGCTACTTGCCAGCGCTGCCTGCGCCACCGTCGCCACCGACGCCGCTGGTTGCCTTGGACGGGTCGCCGCACGAATAGCCGCTGTTGACGTACAGCGTCTTGCCGTCGCGCGTGACGGTGCAGGTGCCCATGGACGGGTCCGGCAGGCTTTCGCCGCAAGCGGCAAGGGTGACGGCAGCGACGGCGATTGCGATGATCTTCGACATGATGGTTCTCCTTTGCTGGCCGCGGGATTGCGGCTTTGAGCCGTTGGCGCTCAATGAAGCGTCACCTTGCGGGTGACGCTCTAGGAACGTCAGGGGTCTGTCGTGTGGTGTCTGGTGTCAGACGCTGGATGCGTGCGAAATCGGCTCAAGGTTGACGCCAAACAGGCGGGCCATGACGCCAGCGAGGAAGGCGCGGTAGCACTCGCGACCATCCTGCATCGCCAGGAACATTTCGCCTGCAGTGGCGGGCCGGTCTGCGCCAATGGCGTACCACTGGGTGAGTAGCGGCGTGATGTCGGTGTGGAAGCCGTTCGGCTCTTTGCGCAGGGTCATTCGTCTTTCCTGTTGTTGCTGGCACTCACTAGAGGGGCGGCGGTTTGGAGCCGCGCGCCACTCAGGCGATGGTCAGCTATTCGGCGTCGGGGTCGACCAAGGTGATTTGGTCTTCGGTCCATTCGTCGCCGTTCTCGTCGAGGAACACCGTCTTGCCGTCGCGTGTGACGGTTTCCATGGCGTCCCAGAACATCTCCGAGCCACCTTCGTGGTCATAGCCAATCGAACCGTCTTCGTTGCGATAGAAGCACGCGATCTCAGCGCGAGCCGGGCACATCTCGTACGTACCGAGGATGGCGGCGCCGGTTGGGCTGATAGCTGCGAATGTCTTTGTGGTCATTGCGATGTCTCCCGTTGCGATGTCCACTTGTATGTCACTTGTATGTCTGATGTCAACACGAATCAGACGATTATTTTTGACAGTCAGCCGCGCTCGGCCACTCGTTTCGCGTCATCAAGGCGACGGATGTGTGCTGCGAGCGTGCGCCAGTCTCGCGCGCCTCCCGGCCACGTAACGGCGCGCTGAACGTTGTAAGAACCGGGCCGGTCACGGTAGACGATGGCTTGCGCCACACCGTCCTTGTCGTGCGCGACGGAGCGACCGTCTTTCGTTGTCCATGTCCAAGCTGGCATTGATGCCCCCTGTTTGCGATGTCCATTTGTATGTCACTTGTATGTCTGATGTCAACACGTATCAGACGATTATTTTTGACGGTCAGGCCGCCATGATCGCGGCCTTGGCCGCTTCCTGATTGTCGAAATCGACGAAGTATGCGGCCTTGTCGAAAAGGCGCTGGGCGTGCGCTTGCGGCTCGCCGACGATCGTCATCACCTTCGTTGCGCCGTAGCGGTTGGAGTAGCTGTAGACAGGCGATGCAGGGTAGGCGCGGTATTTCTTGAGCAGGCCATCGCGCGTTGCACTCTCCGCTCGGACGATGCGGATGTTGTGCCGCTTCGTTGGCTCACGCCCAGAGCCGAAAGCGAAATGCGTCACATGCGTTTCGATGATGGCGCAGATATCGCCTTTCTTGATTGTCATCGTCGATACTCCCGTTGCGATGTCCATTTGTATGTCACTTGTCGTTACAAGCGTCAACAGACATCAGACAGACAAATTGACGGAATAGCTGAACAACGTTAACTTATCGCTGTTCAGTTATGAATCGGAGTGACGGAATTTGCCCGACAAGACAGGCCGACTAGGCGCACAAGAGCGAACGTTTGTGCAAGCCATGGCCGCTACAGGTGACAAGCGATACGCGGCCGAGAAGGCGGGTTATTCCCAACCGCTCACATCGGCCAGCAAGGCACTCGCGCGGCCGGCGGTGCACGATGCAATCGTCAAGCTGCAGCAACAGCGGATGACGAATGAGGCGCTACCGCTGGCCGTGCAGGCGTTCATTGACGTTCTGAGCGATCCCAAAACAGGCGCAATGGCCAAGATTGCGGCCGCAAAGGTCGTGTATGAGAAAACAGCGACGCAGACAGACACGGCAGACAAGCCGATTCATGAGCTGACGTTGGCAGAGCTCAACGCGCGCATCGTGGCGCTGTCCGACCAGGCTCGAGCGGTCGACGTTGAGATCCTCGAGCAAGAGCCGGCCGCCTCGAGCGGCGTTTTCGAGTGACTTGCGCGCAACCTGCCTAGCTCGACACGTATATAATGCAGCAAACACAGGCAGTGTCGTGGCCTATCGTAGGCCACGATGCTGCCACCTGGCTGCCGTGCGTCGCCGTTTCATGCAGGTATGGTGCCCGGTACCGGCCCCCGGCCCACGGCTCGACGCGCCAGTTCAAGGCCGCGTATCAGGCCCGTACTAATTTGCCCCGACAGGATCGGTCTGGACACTTTGTCCTACGAAACGTCTGAGATGTCTTGACACAAGACAGACACCGGACGTACACTCCGCATCGTTCTCCCAAAGCCGCCCAGCGTATCGGTCGGCCGCTTAGCCCCGACGGAAACAGGGTTCACACCCCGCCAATCCCGTCGGGGCGGTTTTTCCAAGTTTCGTCTGTAACTGCCGTAACACCGGCAGCCCGTAAGGGCCTCGGGACAGGTCGCAAGACTCCTCCCGAGGTTCGCCCCACCACCCGGAGCCCTCACCATGACCCAAGGCATCTAGGAGCCCTCCATGGCCGACGCCAATCCGTTCCTCCAAGCCGGCGAGACCTACGCCGCCCAGCTCGACGCCGAGCTCGCATCAGCGCAGGCCGCCGCCAAGTCACTCGCCGAGCAGGCAGCCCAAGCCGTCAAGAACCTCGCCGAGACCAAGGCCAAGTCCGTCCTCGCGCATGGCGCGCTCGACGCCACGAAGCTGGCCACCGGCGCCATCAAGCTTCCGAGCAAGACGGCCGAGTACGTCGCGATCGGCTCGGTCGTGCTGCTGACCGCCGTCGGGCTGTACGCCGCAGGCCACGCCTTCCTCGGGTGGCCGCTGTGAGCGGCGCCGAGATCGCGCTGCTCATACTCGCCGGCTGGTACCTGACGGCGTGGCTATTCCTCGCCATCACGGCCGACGTCGATCTGCTCGACCGGGACGCCGGATTCCGGCTCACGGCGGTCTTCCTCGGCAGCCCGGTGCTGCTGGGACTGCTCGTGTGGTTCTGGGTCCAGGACTTCGCCGCACCGACGGCCTGGGCGTACCTCAAGCGCTGCTGGCGCACCCGCCGCGGCTACTGGAACTGATCATGCCGCCGTTCACCAAGACCACCGCACCCAAGAAGTCCCCCGCGTTCGCGACGAAGCCGGCTCCGGTTCCGTCGGACATGGCGGACCAGTTCTACGCATCTGGAAAGGCGGCCGGGAAGGCCCCAGGCGCCAAGCTGCCGCAGCCCAAGGCCAGCGCGCCGAAGACCTCGAGCGTGCCGCTGTTCGGCGGCAAGAAGTAACCGAGACCCGCCAACGGCTGGCGTGCGGGGCAAGCGGGCGAAGCCGCCCTAAGCTGATCCAAGACTTCCTCGCGGTCTGGCCGGCAACTCAAGGCCACCGAAGGATCAGCAGCCGACCGTCTGACGTCCGTCTTGCTACGTCAGACAATTCGCCTTACAATGCTCAAGAGCACAGCGATTGTCTTCCGCTAGCTCGAGATAGGGCGCGGTCTGGTGACGTTGAGGGGCGTTCGCCGGGCTGACGCCAAGCAGTGAGCTCTGCTCCCGCGCCCTGTCACTTCCTCCCTCGCGACGCAACGATGAGGTAGGACGATGTCGCTTCCGGCAGCTTATGCGATGGTGGGTTTCGAGCAGGTGTCGTTGTCAGACAGCAGCGCGCACGGCCCCGCCAGTGTCCCCGCCAACGCCGCCATGGCCATCATCATACCCGAGGGCGGCGACCTGCGATTGCGCGCCGACGGCACCGATCCGACCGCGAGCGTCGGCATTCCGGTATTACAGGGTGCGGAGTGGGATCACCCCTGCGACCCGTCGAAACTGCGCTTCATCCGACAGACTGCCGTCACCGTCACCGTCAACATAGCGTATTTCCAGTGAATATCCCCGGCCTCGGCGGCCGGCGCGGGTTCGGTGGTCTTTCTGCCCGGCGTTTTCCTGATTTGGGGGCTTCCAGGTCGAAGGCGTATCTGTTCGTCGATCCGGTTGGTGGCAACGACAACAACTCAGGCGCAAGCTGGTCCAAGGCGATCGCCGGCGGCTCGGTGGCGCTCGCCGCCAAGATCAAGCCCGGCATGACTGTCACGGTGAAATCCGGCACGACGCTGCGCGCCGTGTTGCCGAGTGCATCCGGCGTATCCTATGTCTGCACGGGTGCAACCATCCTTGGCTCAGAAGCGCTGCCGGTCGGCAGTGCCACTCTGGTCAGCGGAACAAAGTACAAGATCGCCACTTCGCTGCATCGCCCCAATACCGGGGGCACCACCGCGACCAACAGCATCTACCTCTACACGAACGGGGTCGGATACAACGGCACGGACGATCCGACTCCGGTTCCGAAGAACGCCACCAACTCCGCCTCGGTGGGCACGAACGAATGGTCGATGCCGGGCGACGGATTTCTCTATTTCGATCTTGGCCGCGCCGTCACGGCCGACGACGTATTCGAGATGCCGCAACGCAACGGCGCGTCTATCGAGCATTCGGGAATGCGCATCCTCGGCGGCACCTGGCGTCATGCCGAGGGCAAGACAATCCTGATTGGCAGCGTCAACCAGATCAGCGGTGCGGAGGTGGGCCATATCGATGCGGCCTGGGCCAGCGACGACGGCGTGAACGTCAAGGGCACCGCGGGCGGCTGCACCGGGATCTACATCCACGACAGCACGTTCCACGACCTGCAGTACGATGGCGGCGGCGGGGGCGACGGCATCAGCTTCGAGAACGCGACGCCCGGCAACAGCGGTCTGATCGAGCGTTGCAACTTCATTCGCTGCGGCAAGACGGCGCTCGGCATGTCGGACAGCAACGTCGTCCGCTATCACGACCTGTATTGCGATGCTTCGTCAATCGCGATCGCCGGCAGCGGGACGCAAGCCGGCTCGCACGTCTTCACCCGCATCCGCATGGTCAACGAGTGGCCGCAGGTTGCGACCAATGTTCACTACTTCTACGTCTTTCCCTTGTGTCACGCCGCTACCGTCGTCGACATCAACGGCCTATCGGTCTATCGCGGCACCGGAACCACGGCCAGCCTGCGCGCGGTTCGCCTGCAGTCCGGCGACTGCCGCATCCACAACGTGGTGGTAGAGGGCGTGGGCGCCAGCACGACGATGGGCGCGGGCTTCATGCAGTCTGGCGATACGTTCACCGAAAGCAACTGCGCGGCGCACGGCTGCGACGCCAATTTCTTCGGCACCTGGCCGGGAACCAACGACCTCACCTTGTCGGGCGCGCCGTTCACCAACGCCGCGGCGGGAGACCTCACGCCGACTTCGCAGATTGCAGGCAAGGGCGTCGGCGGCGTCGACATCGGCTACACGGCGGTTCCGGCGCTGCCCGCGCCCGGCTAGGTCAACTCTCCCTTTCGGCTGTCTGAATTGTCTGATATCATTCAACACCGTCAGACAACCAGGCCGCAGCATCGTGAGCTATCCATCCAAGTCCGACCCGGCCTACGACTACGAAGGCTTTCAGGAATCGCAGCCGGCAACCCCGCTGCCGGCCGACCACGTCGTCGTCGACTTCGCTAACCTGAAGACGGCGAGCGACGCGACAATCGACTTCCTCAAGCTGTTTGCAACCTCGGAAGGCCGCATCCTGGCCGCGGCAGCGCCCGGCGGCGAAGACCTGACAGCCTACGTCGCCACGGCGACCGCGGCAGCGACCGCAGCCTCTGCGTCGCAGACTGCGGCGGCATCGTCTGCCACAGCGGCGGCTGCCTCTGCCACCACTGCGGCCGCAACCGCCGGCTCCATCGTCGGCACCGCCACTGACTCTGTCGCTATAGCGACAGGATCTAAGTCGTTCACGACGCAGACCGCCAAAAATTTCGCCGTCGGCGCGTGGGCGACGATCGCCAGCGCCGCCGACGTGACCAATTTCATGTTCGGCCAGGTCACAGCCTACAACAGCGGGACCGGCGCGCTCACCGTCAACGTGACGTCGGTCGGCGGTAGCGGGACGCACTCCGACTGGACGATCAGCGTCTCGGGCGTGCAGGGCGTAAAGGGTGACAAGGGCGATACCGGCCCGGCCGGCTCGGGCGGCACGGACGCTACGGGCGTCGTCAAATTCTTCACGGGCCGCATCGCCGAGATCCCCAGCGGCTGGCTGCCGCTGAACGGCGCGACAGGCAAGTCACGCGCCACCTACTCCGACCTCGTCGCGGTGTGGATCAAGAGCTCCACATTCACGGTGACAATCGCGTCGCCGGCTGTCGTGTCGAAAACGGCCCACGGTCTGGACGATGGCGACCCGTGGGTTGCTTCGACCACGGGCGCGCTGCCTACCGGCATCACGGCAGGCACGACCTACTACGTCGTTGCCATCGGCGCCAACAGCTTCTCCCTCGCCGCCACGCCAGGCGGCGCGGCGATCAACACCACAGGCTCGCAATCCGGCACGCACACTTACGTCTCGGCGCTGTGCGGCGTCGGCGACGGCTCGACAACGTTCGACATGCCTGATTGGAGGGGAACCACTCCAATCGGCCACGACATGATGGGCTCGACGGCCGCCGACAACCTGACGAATGCGAACGAAGGCATCTACGGTCGCAGCAACGGCAAGATTGGCGGCGCCAACCACGACGCTGTCGTCAACACGTTGCACAACCACAGCGGCACGTCGCCGGTCGTCACCGGAACGAGCGGCGCGCTGTACGCCTCCAACATCAATAACGCAGATCCGACGCTGATTCAGTTCAACGCCGTAACCGGCATCGGCGCCGGCGGCGGAACGACAGGCAGTTCCGGCACCGCGAGCGCGCAATACAAGCGCGTTGGCCGTGTCGCCACGGGTATCTGGATGGTGAAGACGTGACGCCCGACGAACGCGATCGCCTGGCGCGGCTCGAGGCCGAGCATCGCACCCTCAAGGAATGGACGGAGTCGATCGACAAGAAGGTCGACCGTCTGCTCGAGGCCGCGAGCATGGGCAAGGGCGCGTGGTGGGCAATGTTGCGCGTCGGCGGCCTGATGGTGCTCGTGGCCACCGCTGGCGCTTGGATTTTCGATCACTTCCCTCGCAAGTAACACGAAGAGGCTTCGTGGCTGCTCCCCTCTGCCCAAAATGCGGTAAGCCGGTCGCGCGCAGCGGCGCATCGACGTCAGGTGTAATCCGCTACGAGCACCGCGGCGCCGCGAAGAAGGCGTGCGGTTGGCACGGCACGCGGCCGGTTGGCGTCGAGGAAGATCAGCAGGCCGGTATCAACCAGGCCGCCGCCAAGAAGCTCGCCCGTGTCGCGGGCAAAGCCGGCGCGCGGCGCCTCGTGATCACAGCGGCTCAGAACGCCACACCTGTAAATCGGGCGTTCCTGCAGTCCCTGTTGACCTACTGCGCCGCGCGCCAGGCCCAGCTGATCGTCATCCCGTACCGCTACAAGAACCCGACGTCGATGTGGTCGGCGTCGGCCGAAACCGACGACTGGTGGGCGGCCGAGATCGTGCCGTATCTGATGGACCGGCGTGTCGAGATAAACGCCAACCTCGTCCTACTCGGCGACATCAAGACCCAGCCAACGGCCAGCACGCCGCTTCAGGGTTTCGAGAACATCACAGGCGCGCGCAGCGCCATCATTGGTCATCCAAAACTGGCGCTGAAGGCTGTCCCAACGCCGCAGTCGCGCATGGCGAAGATTTTGACGACGACGGGCGCCGTCACTCAGAAGAACTACATCCCGTCGAAGGCCGGCAAGAAGGCCGAACACCATCACACGTTCGGCGCGACGGTCGTCGAACTCGACGGCAAGCGTTTCCATCTGCGCCAGATCAACGCCACGGGCGACGGCTCATTCTGCGAGCTTGAGCACGAATACGACGGCGCCAAGGTGCGCCGGCGCGATGCGGCCGCGCTCGTCATGGGCGACACGCACGCCGAGTTCGTCGACCCGGCCGTCATCGCCGCCACTTTTGAAGGGCCGGACAGCATTGTCGCGTCGTTGAAGCCCAGGACGCTTGTTTGGCACGATCTGCACGACTTCTACAGCCGCAACCACCACCACCGCGGCGAAGTGTTCGTCAACTACGCGAAGCATCACGCCGGCAAGGCCAACGTCCGGCGCGGGCTCGAGGACACGTTCGCGCTTGTCGATCGCGTGACGCCAAAGGGCGCGACCAACATCTTCGTGCCGTCCAACCACCCTGACGCCCTCGCGCGCTGGGTCAAGGAGGCGGACCCCAAGACCGACCCCGAGAATTGTGTCTTTTGGGCCGAAACGTTCGTCGCCATGTGCGCCGGCGCGCGCATGACGGAGACGGGCGCGCGCACCATCGACCCCTTCGCCTATTGGGGCCGGAAGATGCTCAAGACGGCGGCCTGTGCGCAGTTCCCGTCGCGCGACGAGGCCGTGATCATCAACGACATCGACGTCAACAACCACGGCGACGCCGGCGCCAACGGAGCGCGCGGCTCACTCAAGGGTTTCGCGCGCATCGGCGTAAAGACGATCGTTGGCCACAGCCACAGCCCTGGCATCGAAGAGGGTGCCTACCAGGTGGGCCACAACTCGCGCAGCGGCCTTGAGTACCAGCGCGGCGCTTCGTCATGGCTGCCGGCCGACTGTTTAATTTATGCAAACGGCAAACGCACTCTGCTGTTCATAATTGACGGGAAGTGGCGGGCATGAACCGCACCGGATGGGCGCGACGCTTCGAAAAAGCGTGTCGGGAGTGGCAGGCTCGAATGGGGCTGCTCGATTGGTCGATCCGCTACAAGGTTCGGGCCGGTGACGGCGATGCCGAGGCGCAAGTCGCCTATCGCGTCGATGCCCGCACCGCGACCATGACGGCCTACACGAACGTCGAGGACGGCGAGCCGGCAGTCCGCGTAGCGCTTCACGAAATGCTGCACCTGGTGCTGGCGGACGCGCTGAATGCGGCCGCACGCCGCGGCGACGACGCGCACCCGGACGTCGCCCGCGAAGAGCACCGGGCCATCGAACGGCTTATCAACGTGATCGCAGGGCCTCTCTGATGTGGCGCGCGCTGTCCGCCGCCGTCTTCATCGGCGACCCGAATTGGGCGTGGCGCCGGCGCGTGACGTTCTCGGGCTGCGCCGTGTTCCTGGCTGGCGTCGCCAATGCCATTTGGTTCGACCACGACATCGCGCACGCCTCGATGGTGATGACGAATTGCGTCGCCGGCTTCGGCGCGACGTTGGCGATCTACGCCACGTTGGCCACCGGCGACGACCATCTCAAACGCAAAGCCGACGGAGGGCAGGCATGAAGACTAGCGCACAAGGCTTGTCGCTGCTGATGCAGCGCGAGGGCGTCCGCCTGACGCCGTATCAGGACACCGAAGGGAATTGGACCGACGGCGTGGGGAACACCCACGGCGTCGTGCCCAACGGGCCGCCGATCACGCACGAGAAGGCGATGGAGGACCTCGAGCGCAACGTCGCCTGGGCGGAAGACGCCGTCACGAAGTGCGTCACGGTCCCGCTCAATCAGGACCAGTTCGACGCGCTGGTGTCGTTCACCTTCAACGCAGGTCCCTACGCTTTGCCGAACGGCGATCACGGCGGCCCATGCAGCATCCTGCGCGCGCTCAATGCTGGCAACTATATCGACGCCGCCCAGGCGTTCCGTAACTGGTGCAACCCGGCATCGATCACGTCGCGCCGAATGGGCGAAATGTTCCAATTCGCGGGGACGCGCTTCGAGGCCCGCGTCGAGTGAACCCGCTCGACGCCCTCATCCCGTCGTGGGTGAAGCTCGCCGCGATCGGCGTGCTGCTGGTGGCGCTCGTCGGCGCCGTCTTCGCGATCAAGTCGTCGTGGGAGGCCGAGGGCGCCGCCAAGATCATCGCCGCCGACCAGAAAGCCATCGCCGAGCAGCAGGCCAAGGACGCCAAGCTCTCGGCCGAGATCGTCGCCAAGCAAGCCGTCGAGCTCGCCGACCTGCAGAACCGGGCACAAACCGTCATCACGAGGATCGACAATGCGCCATCTACTTCGGGCTGCGGCCCTGTCATGCGCGACGCTTCTCACGGCCTGCGCGAACTCTTCCAGCGTCCCGGTGGCGCGCAAACCGGACGCCAGCTTGCTCCTGCCTTGTCAGGACCCAACGTTGGTAGCTGATCCCGACACCGCGACGGACAACGACGTAGCCGCCGAGCGCATTCGCGTCGGTCAGGCGTACCTGGCGTGCAAACAACGCCACGCCGACCTCGTCACCTTTGAGAAGGGAGGGACAACCCCGTGACCCGCAAAGACCTGTTCGCCGTCACGCTCGCTATCGTCGGCTTTTTCAGCTTCGTCTGGGCCGACAAGGCTCTTGCACACGGCCCGTACTCGCATTGGCTCACCCCCGGCACCGCGGCGAGCTGTTGCAACGAGAAAAAAACCATCAACGGCGAGATGACCGGCGACTGCTACCCCACCGTCGCCGAGTTGCGGCCGAGCGCCGACAAAGCGGTGACGGGTGTCGTCTGGTGGGCGAAGCGCGACACGGGGGAGTGGACTGAAATTCCCGGAACGAGCGTCCTTCACGAGCTTAATCCTGATGAGACGGGCCAGGCGGCGCATCTCTGCTACAGCGACATCACCAACCACGTCCTCTGTTTCGTCCCACCCTTCGGCGGGGGCTGATGCCGCACCCGAACGCCATCAACCCGGCCACCGGCAAGCGCTACAGCTTCGTTCCGCCCGAAAAGCGTAGCGCAGCAGCCCAGCAGGCAGAGAAAACGAAGCAGAACGACCAGCAAATCCTGTTGCTCAAACGTCAGCTCGCGGCCGTGGAATCGCGCGAACGGCTGCTGACGTTCACGAAATTCATGATGCCGGACCCCGAGGCGATGGATGACGCCTCACGTAGCAAGTACGAAGCGGCACGGTTCCACGAGGAAATCGCCAAAGTCCTCGAGCAGGTTGAAGACGGCCGCATACCGTTGCTGATTTTCTGTATGCCGCCGCGGCACGGCAAGACGCAGCTCGCCACCAAGAGCTTCGCCGCCTGGTACAGCGGTCGACACCCCGATCACGACGTCATCGTGGCGGCCGCTGGCGACGATCTGGCCGCCGACATGGGAGCCGACACCCGCGCCATCATGACGTCGCCGCAGTACAAACTGGTCTTCCCTCGCCATAAACTACGACGCGGCGGTACGGCGAAAGACAACATCCAAACCGACAAAGGCGGCCGGCTGATCTTCGCGGGGCGCGGCGGCCAGATTAACGGCCGCGGCGCTCATTTGCTGCTGATCGACGATCTCTACAAGGACGACAAAGAGGCGCGCTCGCAAACCATCCGCGACGACGCCTGGAATTGGTTCACCCGCGTCGCCCTGAAGCGTCGCATGGGTAAGAAGCTCGTCGTGGTCACGATGACGCGCTGGCATAGTGACGACCTAATCGGCCGCCTAACGGACCCGGAAAACCCGCACTACAACGAGGACGAGGCCAAAACCTGGAAGATTATCCGGCTTCCGGGCCTGGCTGAAGACGACGACCCCCTTGGCCGCAAGCCCGGCCAGGCGCTGTGGCCCGAGCGGTACGACGAAGAGTACCACGCCGCCGATCGCCGGCGCGATCCGCTCGGCTTCGAGGCGCTGGTGCAGCAACGGCCGACGGTGGCCGACGGTGTGCTCTTCCGGCGCGAGAACATTCGCTACTACGACACGAAAGATTTGCCGGAAGAACTGCGGGTCTACTGCGCTTCCGACCACGCCGTTGGCACCAAACAGCGCAACGACCCGTCGTGCTTCGTCAAGATCGGTGTCGACCGGGAAGATAACATTTACATTCTCGATTGCTGGTGGAAGCGGGCGCGCACCGACGAAGCTGTCGAGGCAATGCTGACAATGGGTGCCACGGGCAACCGGCGACCGCTCATATGGTGGGCCGAGCGCGGTCAGATAACGGGGTCGATAGGGCCGTTCTTGCGCAAACGGATGCAGGAGACCGGACAGTACATCAACGTCATCGAAGTGACGCCAAAGGCCGACAAGGAGCAACGGGCGCAGTCAATCGCCGCTCGCGTCGCTATGGGCCGTGTTTTATGGCCGAATGGCCCTGACTGGACCGAAAGGTCGATCAACGAGCTGATGGCCTTCCCGAACGGCACGCACGATGACTTTGTCGACGCGCTCGCGTATATTGGTCTCGGGCTCCCCCGCCAGGTGCGGGCCAGTGCGCCGCCCAGGAAGCAGGATGTGCCGAAGTTCGGCACCCTAGCCTGGGTGAAGTACACAGCCAAATGGCACGATGACGAGGCCAAGCGCAAAGCGATGGGCGGTTTTTGATGTCCGGCATGTCTGATCCGTCTGATTCCTACGACGACGTCCAGCCGATCAGCGACGGCGGGTCGGACGACGGCTCGCGGGACACCCAGACGGTCGACACGACTGCTGACGGAAGCAGCGGGAACACGCCCGAGCAGGACCGCAAGCTCGTCCAGAAGCGCCTCGAGATGATCCGGCGCGACAAGAAGCACTTCGAGAAGGTCTTCAAGCAGATGGACCGCGACATGTTTGTCGCGCTCCATGGTCGCGACCCCGACTGGAGCGACAAGAGCTACGAGGCCAACATCACCGGCCAGCACATCAAGACGAAAACGGCCGCCCTCTACGCCAAGAACCCGAAGATCGTCTCGACCCGCAAGGAGAAGATGGACTTCCTGATCTGGGACGAGACGCAGGAGTCGCTGGCGGCGGCGATGCAGACTGTCCAGGTGGGCCAGCAGATCATCGCGACACAGATGGCGGCGCAAATGCTCGCTCAGAAGGGCGCCGGGCAGACGGTTGTGGACGGCCCCGCGGGACCGATGCCGGCAGCCTTCGGCCACAACGGCGGCCCGCCGATGGAGCAGCCGCAGATTCCGCCCCAGATGCCCCCGGCATCGACGCCAAGCGCGCCGTCACCGGCCGTTGCCGCCATGATGCCGCCGCCCGAGCCGATTCCGGGCTTCAACGACGCCCAGGCACTGCTGCAGGACGTGCAGCAGGGCATCGCGCGGCGCCGGATGCTGAAAAAGTTCGGCAAAACCCTCGAAATTCTCTTCGCCGACGCGATGGCCGAGCAGACGCCGCTCGATTTCAAGGCGGCGATGAAGCGAGTGGTGCGGCGAAGCCTCACCACAGGCGTCGGCTACGTCGAAATGGGCTTTCAACGCGAGTATGGCGTCCCGCCGGGCGTCACCGATCAGCTCGCCGACTACCGCCAGCGCATCAACCACCTGCAGCGCCTGATGGAAGAGGCCGCAGAGGGCGAAATCGACGAATTGGACGCCGAAATGGCCGAGTTGCAGAAGATGCTGGCCGCGCTGAACGATCAGCCGCAGGCAATCCTGCGTTCCGGCCTCACTTTCGACTTCCTGCAGTCGACCAAGGTAATCCCCGACCGATTCTGCACGTCACTCGTCGGTTTCATCGGTTGCCGGCACGTCACCATCGAATATCTACGCACCAAGGCGTATGTCGAAGAGACTTTCGGCGTCGAACTGAAGGAGCGCTACACACCGTACACCGTCGACGGCCAGCGGACCTACGGCGACCGCGGCGTCGACTACGGCGAGGACGCCACCGCGGGTATTTTCGGCGGATCCGGTCACGACGACGACCTCGTCATGCTGTTCAAGCAGTACGACAAGGTTTCCGGCCTCGTTTACTGGATGGTCGACGGCCACCCGAACTTCATCAAGGAGCCGGCAGCCCCGGACGTGGTCGTGCCACGATTCTGGCCGGTCTACGCCATCTGCTTCAACGAAACCGAGAACGAGAAGAGCCCGTTTCCGCGATCCGACGTCGAATTGCTCAAGCATGTGCAGCGGGAGATCAACCGCAGCCGCCAGGGCAAGCGCGAGCACCGCGAGGCGGCGCGGCCGCGCTTCATCTACGCCAATGGCGCGCTCGACGAGGAAGAGGACATTCCCGCGCTCGAGAACGCCAAGGCGTTCGACGCCATCGGCCTCAAGGGACTCGGCACCGACCAGGACGTCAACAAGGCGCTCCAGGTTCTGAAGATGCCGGGCGTCGACCCGAACCTCTACGACACCAACGAAGTGCTCATGGACGCCTCGCTGACGGTCGGCGCGACGGCCGGACAGCTCGGCGGCACCGCGAAGAACACGGCCACCGGCGAGGCCATCGCCAGCGGCACCGTGTCGGCGACGGACAGTTCTTCGATCGACGAGCTCGACGGCTTCCTCACCATGATCGCCCGCGACGGCAGTCAGGTGCTGATGACGAACATGAGCAAGGACGAGGTCATCCCGATCGCCGGGCCGGGGGCCGTGTGGGTCGAGGACATCGGCGCCGACCCCGAGCAGATATACAACGAGGTCTTCCTGCGCGTCGAAGCGGGCTCGACGGGCAAGCCCAACCAGGCCGACGAGATTCGCAACTTCAAGGATCTTGCCCCGCTGCTATTGCAGACGGGCGCCATCCCGCCGCAGTTCCTCGCGCGCGAAGGCGTCCGTCGCCTCGACGACCGCATCGACCTGACGGAGGCCATCGTCGAAGGCGTCCCGGCGATCGTCGCCATGAATCGCAATTCGCAGATGGCGCAGGGCGACCCGCAGAAGGATCCGAACCAGCAGGGCGGCGAAGGCGGCGACAAGAACGCGACGCCGAGCGGCCCGGCCGGCAGCACCGCCCCGATGGGCAACAACCAGCATCCGCAGGTTTGATTTGCCTTGTCTGTCTGATGTCTGGCGCAAACGTCAGACGTGCGCTACAATGACCCCAGCACGGAGATTCAATGCCCTTGCCTCTGGACGATAATTCGGTGTCGGACTCGTCCGACGACACCACCCTGGACGTAGCGACCAACGATCAGCAGCTCGGCAACGAGCAGCAGGTCGACACTGGCGCTGATGGCGCGGATTCGTCCGACGCGCACGGCGATAACGCCGCTCAAGACACTGCCGGCCTCGTTCGCGATGTCGTCAAGCAGGGTCGCGAGCAGGCGACGGCCTCGCCAGCCGAAGGTGTGGAACAGCAGACCCAGGAAGCTGCAGACCAGGAAGACAAGGGCGAAAGCGACGATTACGCCGACGCCCCCTTCAACAAGCACCCCCGCTTCCGTCATCTGATCAAGGTGCGCGACGGCCTGAAGGCCGAACGCGACTCCTTTAAGGAAGACGCGGGCCGCTATCACAATGTCCAGACGTTCATGGACGACCACGGCATCTCTTCGCAGGAGACCGCGGACGCCTTCATGTTCATGGCCGATGTGAAAGCGGGCCGGTTCGCCGAAGCGTGGGACAAGATCAAGCCGACCGTCCAGGAACTTTTGGTGCGGGCTGGCGAAGTTCTCCCTGACGACCTCAAGCAGGACGTCGATGCAGGCGCAATCTCGCAGGAACGGGCAGTCGAACTGTCCCGTCAGCGCGCGAAAGCGGCCTCGCTCGAACAGGGGCGCAGCTTCGACCAGCAGCGACAGCAGCGCAGCAGCCAGCAGGCGGCGGCGCAGCAGTTGCACAGTACGGCGATCGACTGGTCACGCGATCGCGGCCGCAAGGATCCGCAGTTCCAAGCCAAAATGCCGCTTCTGATGAAGGAAGTGAGCTGGTTGCAGTCGCAGCGTCGGGGCACTGAAGGCCACGACCACGACGGGCGGCCCCTGACGTCGGAAGGCGTCAAGGCGCAGCTCGAGGAAGCCTACAAGAACGTTGTTCCCCCGGCGGCGCGTGGCGCCAACGGGAAGTTCGTTCCCAAGGTTGGCGACGGTACGGCCAAGCCACGACCGACAGCAGCGGGCGGCGCGTCAGGAACCGCTCGGCCGCAGCCGAAGACGACGCTCGACATCATTCGGGCCGTCCGGGAGCAGCGCGCCGGCTAACCACCAGGGTTAGTCAATGCCTTTTACTGCAGAAGAGATTGCAAACATCAACGCCGCGTCGCTCGAGGCTTATATCGAGAAGGGCACGGTGTTCAAGCAGAACGTGAGCATGAAGCCCATGCTCAAGGAGTTCGATGACGCCCGCGGCCAGTTCGCGGGTGGCAACACGTATGCCTCGGTCGGCGTCAAGTCCGGCCAGGGTGGCGGCTCGCTCGCCGGCTACACGCACGACGACCAGGTGTCCTACTACAACTCGGCCACCAACAAGCGCGTGAAGTACGCCTGGAAGGAACACCACATCGGCCAGGTGATCACGCACACCGAGCTCAAGATCGACGGCGTCGACGTGTCGGATGAGGGCTCCAAGCAGTCCACCTCCGATATGGACGGCCGCGAGGAGCATGTGCTGGCCAATCTGCTCGACGAGAAGAACGACGACCTCGGCGAGGACTACGCCAAGTCACTCGACTCGCTGATCCACGGCGACGGCACCAGCGACACCAAGGCGCTGGCGGGCATCCGCTCGCTAATCGTCGACGACCCGACCGTCGGTGTCACCGGCGGCCTCGACAAGTCGGTCAACACCGGGTGGCGCAACCGCGCCTTCACCGGCGTCGGCGGCGCGGGCGCGAAGTTCACGTCCAGCACGTCTGGCGGCGGCGCCCTGCTGCAGGCGCTCCAGAAGGAGTTCCGCACGCTGGGCCGGTACGCGCAGGGCGGCACCCGCTGGCGCTACTTCGCCGGCACCGACCTGATCGACGCGATCGAGAAGGAGCTGCGCGCCAACGGCAACTACACGCTCGATGGCTTCACCAACGAGAAGGTCGTCGACGGTTCGATGGCCGACGTCAAGTGGAAGGGCCAGAAGATCACCTGGGATCCGACCATGGACGACCTCGGCTACGGCAAGCGCCTGTACGTCATCGACATGCGCCGCATCCGCCTGCTGTACATGAACGGCCAGCGCATGAAGAAGCATCAGCCGGCGCGGCCGTATGACCGCTACGTCATGTACAACGGCCTCACCACGACCGCAGTCATGGTGGCGCAGCAGCTCAACACGTCCGCCGTTTACGACATCAACTAGGGGCTGCAGCACCATGGCATACATCCAGAACAAGGGCGTCATCGCACCTACGATCATCCTGTCGGCCGACTGGACCAACAGCGGGACCATCACAGTCTCGTACCCGTCGGGCTACTCGCAGAAGTCGTTCTACCGCGGCTCGGCCAAGGCGAACGGCTCCTACGTCATCAAGAACGGCAAGGACAAGGTTGCCGAGGATACGACCGCCGCGAGCGGCATCGCACTCTCGTTCGGCTCGTCCAACATCACCGTGACCAACAACACCGGGGCGACGATCGCGGCCGGCACTTCGCTGGATTTCTGGCTCGACCAGAACGACGGCAACAAGGTGCTGACCCTGCAGTTCCCGGTCGACCTGGTGGACGTTTCGGCGGCCGACGTCGTGACCGACTTCTATCCGGGCGTCGACGGCACCATCGAAGACGTGCAGTGGGTGCAGCGCACTCCGGTCACGACGGCTGCCAAGGCGGCCACCGTCACGCCGAAAATCAACACCACGGCGCTCACGGGCGGCGTGCTGTCGTTGACGTCGGCGGCTTGCACGCCGCTGGGCGTCATCGTCGCCGGTACGCAGGTGACGGGTGCGAACCGCATCACGCGCAACGACACGATCCGGCTGACGGCCTCGTCCGTCACCACGTTCGCCGAGGGCAAGGGTTCGATCTTCGTCCGAATCCGGCTCGACGACTAACTGCCCACGACCGACGGGGCTTCGGCCCCGTCGGCACTCTTCCATTCAGGAGACGCCTTTGTCCGACACCTTCGAAATTTGCAACTGCATGGTCAAGCTGGGCGGCGACGCCCTCAACACTGTCGCTGTCTACAACGTGACGCCGGCCGAGATCGCCGTGCTGCAGATGATCCACACCCCCGAGGCCGTTCACGACATCCGGCCCCTCGGCACCACACAGCGCACGCATCGCATCGAGCGCGAGCGCCTGCTGGTCAAGTATCCGAGCGCCAAGGACAAGGACGGCGCTTCGCATGTCGAGCGACTGTTCCCCGGCGCCGCCGCGCGCGTCTTCTCCAATCTCGACGACCTGTCGCTGTCCGACACCCAATTCTGGCGCGAGCCGGTGCGGCGCGGCAACGACACCAGCCGCAAGAGCGCCCAGGCGCTGCAGGAAGACGCCGCCGCGCTCGCCGCGCCGGGCGCGCAGGTCGTGCTCGACGACGACGCGGGATCGTCCGAGGCGGTGCGCAACGGCCCCGAAGCGGAGATCGACGCCGAAGACGTGGCCGGCGGTCTCCGTGATCTACCGGCCGACCCGCCGGCGCCGAGCACCTTCGAATGACGCCGACCGAACGCCGGGAAGAGTTGGACAAGCCGGCCGTCCCGCGGCCCGCATCCGAAATTGCGGCTCTCGAAGACCGAGTTGCCAGCTTGAACGTGGCTATCGCAACCGCAGCCAAGGAACTAGACGCGGTTGTGGCGGCGCTCGCCGCAGCTCTCAAGGAGTAAGCCGACATGGCGCGCGGGGCCACCCTAGAGTCGCTGCTGACCAGCCTGCGCGTCGAGCTCGGCCTGTCGACCAACGTCGCCCACAACATCCAAGCCCGCGACGCGCAGATCGCCTTGATCCAGCGCACGCAGGAGACGTTGTGGGACGACTTCACCTGGCCGCACCTGCGCGTGTACCGCTACATCGCGCTCGAGGCCGGGACGCGCTACTACGACCCCGCCGCGTGCTTGAAGTACGACAACACGGGCGCGCTGGCGGCCGCGGGCGACATGCAAATCGACCGCGTGTCGAGCATGTGGGTCCGTGACGGCTCCATCTGGCGGCCGATGTACGTCGGCGTCACCGAGGATGACTTCAACGCCTGGAACAGCGACACGGCCCAGCAGAGCTGGCCACCGCGACGCTGGCAGGTGGCGGAGGGCAACCAGATCGAGATTTGGCCCATCCCCGGCCTGTCGTCGGACACCGACATCGGCGAAAACCTCATCCGCATTCACGGCGAGCGCAATCTTGCGCCGTTGGTCGAGGCGACCGACCGCGCCGACCTCGACGATCGCCTAATCACGCTCACGATCGCCGCCGAGATGTTGGCCGGCGAGAAGGGCGAGAAGAAAGCCGTGCTCGCCAAGCGTCGGATGCTCCAGGTCCGCGGCAACAACGTCAAGAAACGCCGCTTCAAGATGTTTGGCCACGCCGGGCGCCATGAGCGCCTGCTGCGCGGGCCGCCGACCGTCTACTACCGGACGACTCCGTGAGCACGATCTGGGCGAAGGAGTTCACGGGCGGCCTGGACTCGCGCCGCCTGCCCGAGACGGCCGCCGGCGGCACGCTCATCGTCGCACAGGACGGCCACATCAACCGCGGTGGCGAGGTCGAGAAGCGCGCCGCTTTCGTGCCGACCTACACCCTGCCCGCCGGTGAGACCAAGAACCTCGCGGCGGTGCCGGGCGGCCTCATCACGTTCGGTGACGGCACTCCGCCGACGATGCCAACCGGGGTCGCCTATCAGCGCCTGCAGCACTCCGACGGCCTGACGGCGCTCGCCCGCGTCCTATCTTGGGACCGCTATGCCAGCAAGATTTACGCCGCGGCCGAGTTCGCTGACGGCGGTCGGTTCCACTTCTACGACGCTGTCCGCGTGCTCGCCTGGTACGACGGCCGCGCTCGCATTTCGTTCACCATTTCGAGCGGTTCGTCCGGCGCGTCTCTCGACACGCTCCTGGTGAACGGCGTAAGCATCATCTCCAGCGCTGTGGATTGGGCGGCCGACGACGTCTCTTTCGCAGCCGACATTGCCGCGGCTGTAAATTCCGACACCACGACGCCGGACTACACGGCAACATCCAGCGGAACGACCGTCAACATCGTCGCCGCCGATGCCGGCACCGCCAGCAACGACCTCGGCGTCACCTACACGAAGACGGGCACTCTGACCATCAGCCCTGCGTCCGGCGCGTTCGCGCTCTCTGGGGGCGTCGACGTGACAAACGCGGCAGCGGCCAGTGGGTCGGTCGAGGTCACGGGCGGCGTCGGCACCGACACGCTGACGATGCTCGAGCTGAACGGCGTCGACATACTCGGGGCCACCGTCACCTGGACGAGCAGCAACGCCAACACGGCGACGCTCATCGCCGATCAGATCAACAACTGGACCTCGACGCCGGACTACAGCGCCTCGGTCAGCGGCACCGTCGTCACCATCACGGCCGTCGATAACGGGGCGTCTCTCAACGGGCAGACGTTCGTGCCGACCATGACGGGCACCTTCGGGCTCGGCAACATCCAGGCGCTGGCCGGGGGCGTCGACGCCAAGGCGGTCTACGTGCCGGGCACCTTCGTCAAGGTGAAGGGCTCGCGGATGCACAGCGTGAGCGGCCCCAATGCCCATTATTCCGGCATTCAGCAGCCGACGTTGTGGACGGGCGACGCCATCGGCGCCGGCCTGACCGATCTGTCCACCCAGGCCGAGAACTCCGAGAACCTGAAGGCGATCGGTGTGTACCAGGGCTACATGGTCTACTTCGCCGACCTGACCACGCAGATTTGGACGATCGACAGCGACCCGACGCTCAACAAGCAGCAACAGATCCTGTCGAACACCGGCACCACCTGCCCGCGCTCGGTGACCAAGTATGGCGACAACGATCTGATGTACCTCGACGAGTCCGGCGTGCGCAGCATCCGCGCCCGCGATGCCTCGAACGCCGCCATCACGACCGACATCGGGACGCCCATCGACACGCTGATCACGGCCAAGCTGCGCGCGCTGTCGTCCGACGACCGGCTCGTGAAGGTGATCGGCCTCATCAACCCCTTGGACGGCCGTTTCTGGCTGTGCTTCCCCGACGAAATATTCGTCTTCACGCGCTACGACGGCAGCCGGGTATCGGCGTGGTCGACCTATCGGCCGACCTACTACGACGCGGACGGCGCACTGCAGACCTTCGCGATCGACGACGCCGTCGTCTTCCAGCGGCGCGTGTACCTGCGCGGTGGCGACACGGTCTATTGCTACGGCAGCCTGAGCACTGGCCTGCAGACGGACGTGACGGCCTGCATCGCCCGCGTGCCCTACCTCGACCACGGCGACCCGGTGGCCGACAAGGAGTACGAAGGCGTCGACGTGGCTTGCCGCGGCACCTGGAAGGTCGAAGCCTTCATGGATCCGTCGGAGAACGGCTTCGCCACCAGCGACGTCATCGGAACTGTCGTCGATACGAGCTTCACCGGGCCGACCATTCCGCTCCGAGGCAAGTCGACCCACATCAGCCTGCAGTTCACGTCTCAGGGCGCCGGCGATGCGCGCCTCGCGGCCTTCGCCATCCGTCTCGTGACCGACAAGGATGATTGACGTCCGGCTGGCGCGGGAGATCGACCGCGGCGCGCTGTGCGCCATGGGCGAGGCGATGCAGGCCGAGCTTCGGCCCGATCTGCCTTACTGCGACGAACGCTGGAACAGCGTCATCGACCGTTGCCTAACGAAGGAGTGGCCAACGCTCCTGATCGTCACGCACGACGGCGATCCTGCCGGCTTCCTGCTGGCTAACCGCGCCGAATGGGAAGGCACGACTGGATTTTTCATCTTCCAGCGGCTACTATATGTCCGTCCCGACAAGCGCGGAACTCGGGCGGCCGCCACGCTTCTGACCCGTTTCGTCAAGTGGGCAGAGAGTTTCAATCCCGTCGAGATTTGCTGCGGTATCGCTGAAGGGCAACGCTCTCGCGTCGCCGCGCGGTTCCTCAAATCTCTCGGCTTCATACCAGCAGGGCAGCAGATCATGCGCCGGCCGGTGGGCAGCAAGACATGAACTTTGGTGGTGGCGGCGGAGACGACGGCCAGGCGCGAGCTCAAGAAGCGCGGCGCGAAAACGCGATCGCCGACTCGCAAGGCAACATCCAGAACGTTTTCAACGCCAACTTCACGCCCGACTTCTACAACAATCGCCGGCAGGCGTATCTGGATTTCGCCAAGCCGCAGCTCAACGACCAATACGCCGACGCCCGCAAGCAACTGATCTACTCGCTCGACCGCAGCGGCAACCTCGCCAGCACGGCGCGCACGACGCAGGAAGCCAACCTCGCCAAGCTGTACGGCACGAACAACCGGACGATCAGCGATCAGGCGCTGGGCTACGAGAACGACGCCCGCAACAACGTGGCCGCCGCCGAGTCGAACCTGTTCAACGGCGTCGCGCAGTCGGGCAACATCGGCGCCTCGGTCAATGCCGCCAACAGTCAGGCCAACGCCCTGTCTCAACCGGATGCCTACAGTCCGATCGGCAACCTGTTCGGCGACTTCACGGGTGCGCTGCAGACGCAGGCTGGGCTCGAGCAGTTGGCTGCCGCGTCGGGCGGTGCCTTCAAGCCCGCATTCAACACGGGCCTCTTCGGCGGCTCCAACGCAGTGGTCAACAAGTAATGCTCCCGCTCATCCTTGCCGGTGCCGGCCTAGCCGGCGAACTTGGCGGCGCCGGTCTCGGTGCCCTCGCAAACGGCCAGGTCGCCGCGGCGCGCAAGGCCGCGCAGGACGCCGAGCTTCAGCGTCAACAGCGTTGGGACCAGCAAATCCAGACGCTGCAGAACCAGAACCTGCAGGGCTACAACAACATCCAGCCGCAGATGGACACACGGGCGGCGAACGTGGCCGACTTCTACAAGGCCACCGGCGGCGACTTGCCGTCGAGCGGCCCGACTGCCGGCACGATGCCGCCCATCACCAACGCGGCGGTAGCCAACGAAGGCAAGGTCGCGCAAGGCAAGGTGGCCGCCTACAACACGCAACAGGGGCAGGCGTTGGGCAATCTGCGCAGCTTCGGCGATATCATGGGCGGCAACGCCCGCACGACGGCCGTCAACAACAGTATCATCAATGGCATCAACTCCATGAAGACGGGCTCGGCCAGCGTCCTCAAGCACGAACTGGAGGGCGCCAACAGTGCCGGTGGCGGCCTGCGGACTTTCGCCGATATCCTCGGCGGTCTAGGCAAAGTCGGGGTATCGGCTGGCCTCAGCGGCGGATTTGGCAATCTGTTCGGCGGCGCGACGGGCGGCGTGCAAAGCATGATTCCCGGCCTAGACGGCCCCGCCGGCGGTCTGACATAGGTGATAAATGCCCGATCCTAACGCTGGTATAGCCAAAGGCTTCGACGACCTCGCCAAGGCGTTCGTGCCTAACCCGCAGACGATGCTGTACGGGGCCAAAGCCGGTGAAGCGCAGGCCAAGACGCGGGCGCTCACCAGCGCCATCACCG